CCAGACACAAGGTATGGCACAACGTACTGGGCATCACGGCCCTGCTTCAGGTTAAAGGCAAAGTCGATAGCTGCCTCAGTGATTGATTGCGCTTGTGATAGCTTCATGATTGATCTCCACTCTCTCTGTAATTGATCACAAATTTTAAGTTCTCTATCCGCACTGAGGCATCCTCAATGTGGACCTTGTCAGACTTCAGATAGTGACGTTGGTAATTTCGCACCGCCCTATCGTGTTTGTCTCGTGCCTTGGCAAGCTCGTCCTTGAGCTTGTCCATGCTGTAATCGGCGTACTGTTGGACCAGTCGCTCGTTTGATTGCTTGATATATTCTTCAATGTCAGTCTGCATTGTCTTCTCCGATCAATTGCCTTGGGTCACTGTACACTTCAAGAACTGTACCATCGACACCGCCAACCAGAGCCATAGCCTCTTGCAGACCAAGCTCTTCAGCCTCTTCAATCGTCGCAGCTTCCACCGTCACATGACGTATGGTCTCGACTTTCACTTCCACCATATAAATCATCTCTTGGTTCCTTCTGATAAATGGGTTCGCCGTTCGATATCTTGCGAACCAGTTCGTCAAATTCATTTTGGGTAAAGCCCCCAAAGATAGAGGCTTGGCTGTTCTTGCTCATCATAACCCCCAGTTACTTGCGCAGATCGGGCCAATGCCCATCTCAATCGACACAGGGTCAGTCAACTCACGTCCGCAGCATGAGCAGCGTCCAGTGACCTTACCGTGCTGCACGGCCTCACCCCTTGGGTCAGACGCTACCCGCACTACAGCGTCCGCTGTGGCTGTGTGACAGGTGCCTACAGGCATGAACTTACCTTCCATGATCTTGCCCTGATAATCAGGCCCACGCTTGACGTACACGGCACCACCGTTGCGTCCATTCATGGGGGCCAGTGAGAAGGCCAACTCAGCAGCGCGAAAGACAGGCTTCTTGACCTTGGCTGTTTCGAGCAAGGTCTTGATCCGCGAGACATCAACGTCACGCGTCAATTCCTCACGGCGTTCAGCCTTGCGCTTCACCTTGGTGATCGTGCGTTCTGCCGCATCCCATTGCTTCTCCGACAGGTCACCCTTGGTGACATACTGAACAAGTAGGGAAGCCGCAAAGTTATTCCATGTGCGCATCCCGCCAAGCTCTTGTAAAATTTCTTCACGTTCCATCATACTCTCCCAAGTTCACGAATAAATGCATCGCCATTGTGATGCTGTTCGACCAGTTCGAACTCCTCACCCTTTGCCTGTAAGGCATTGAGGAAGAGGGGCATGTCGCAGTCTTCTTCAAGGTACAGTGTCGGCACGTACTGGTCAGTGACCTGAGCGTAGCTGAAACCGCTGACCTGAGACATGTGCAGCCCTGCGTTTAGCAAGTCACGGTACGGCACTTCTAGCCAACCATGACCCGCGTCAGTGTGGTATGTGTATTTCGTCATTGCTGATCTCCCAAAAGATATTGAAGCACCGCATCCCAATCTGGGAACTGATCGGTGCCGAAATGAATATGCTCACCAGTGAACTGGCCCGCACCGTTGGCGGTCCGATCATCGATGAGGTAGTCACCCATGTTTAGGTGCTTGTTGTGGCTCAGTATCAGCCGCTTTTTCGCAGCCTCACCCAAGTACCGCTCAACCCATTCCCGCTTGTCGCTCCAAGCAGACACGTTTCCCCAAGGGGCAGTCGATAGGATGTAGCAGTCAAAGTGTTCGAACAGGATGTTGAACGCATCAATCGCACCCTCAATGGGTTCGAGTTGAGCAAACAGCCCATCGATCTCATCAACCTCAACATCAGGGTCTGGTGGGTTTTGATCGACATAGCCTTGGAAGTCCGCGAGGACACCGTCCATGTCGAAGTACAAGATTTTTTCAGTCATCTCTTTCCTCTCAAAAAAGTTCAAATGAACTTTGCGCAGCGGCCCCGCGAGGGGCCACCAACAAAATTCACCATGCAAGCATGAAGATTAACCACCCCACGATCAGGGCGGTGAAGACAACCCCAGAGACAAACGCCTCTAGGATCATCAGTCTGCGCTCACGGCGTGACAGACGCTGCATGCCACGGCTCATGAGGCAATGCCTAGCTCGTCAAGCATAGCAACCACGGCAGCATCGACAGTGTCGTTCTCTGTCTCAGCATCAGCGGCAGCGGCCTTAGCAGCCTCAGTGTCACGGTACGCTTTCCGCGCAGCCATCAACTCACGCATTGCGTTCTGGAACTCGTCCAGTTCGTCATCATCAAGGCCATCCTTGAAGACATCGCCCTGCACCTGTTTGCCGTTCTCATCTTTCTTGGTAGAGAACTTGCCGACAACTTGCTCTGCGAGGCGTTGAGCTTTTGACTTATCGCTCTCACCCTTGACCGCTTTGGCAAGTTTGTTCTCGCTATCGATCTCCATCGCAGCAAGGTCACGCACAATGGCATCGCCAGTGTACTGGCTTGGGATGTCACCGATCTTTTCTTTGATCAGGCGCACGGCACCCACAGAATTCTCGACGTACCGCTTGACGGTGGCCTCTTTCAGACCCGCCTCTTCAAGCAGCGCAGCGCGTAGCTTCTTAGACACGGCACGAGGCAGGTTACCCTTGACCAGTTTGACGTGGGCGATTGAGGCGATCACCTCGCCGTAGGCACCCATCTTCTCAGCGTTAGCCGCCTCGTTGTTGGTGCGGTTTTGACCCTTGAGGTCAGCAATGTTTTGCTCCGCTTTGTAAACAACATTGATCGAAGCATCTGAAACAATAAAATCTTTAGCAGTCATCTGTTCATCCTTTTCTGGCTGACTGTTGTTGGGAAGGTGCGGCCCGACAGGGCCACAGCGAGGGGCTTACGCAGCCCAAGTATCGTTGAGGCATTGTTCCCCAACAATGATTGAGGGGCCGATATCCTTGAAGGCATCGACGAATGGGTTACGCAACTGGACGTAACCAACAGAGGCGCACATGAAGATCATGGGCTTGGGCGCATCAACAAACACCAAGTCACCCACTGACAGGCTGCTACCACCGCCGCTACGGCAAGCGATCTGGTTTAGCTCAGTGGGGTAGGGCGCATTCTCGAACACGAAAATCTTTTCAAGGTTCTCGCTGATCTGTTCGGCACCATCGCCACCCGCTTCCAGTTCGATCTCGTAAGAGGTCTTGTGCATGTAAACACCGTGGATCAGAGCATGCAGGGCTTTGAGTTCAAGCTCTTGTGCATCCTTGCCAAGCAGAAAGCTCAGGTCAGCATAGGCACGAGCTTGGGGGTGACCGTCCCAACTGCCCTGTGGGCTGTTGAGCATCGCACGAACGTGGGGGGACATGCGTTTCTTGATAACGTGATATTGCATGGCAATCTCCTTTTCATGATACCAATGATGCGGCCCCGCAGGGCCACACTTTTGGGATCACGCGGCGACAGGCGCGGCGATGTATTTGCCGTTCTCTTTGACCGCCATGATCATCGCGGTGACGTGGAAGATATCACCGTCATCGAACTGACCGTGAACAGCTTCATTGTGAAGGTATTCATCGGCACGATAACGCCAACTGTCACCGTTGGGATGAGTGTATTGATAAGTCCACTGGAAAGCAGTGTCGCTATCAGAGCGGATGCTCAGGACATGCTGACCGCCATCACCATCCAAGATGATTTCGACGGTAATTCCAACGCGGGTGATTGAGCGGAAGACGGTATTGATTGAAGCCATTGGGCGTTCTCCTTGATTAACGATAGACAGGGTTTTCGATCATGTGGTCAAACACGTTCCACATGACGTTCAGGCGGTTGCTGCCGATCTCAGCGGCATGCTTGGTGGCGAAGTATGTCGCCTGTTGGTAGTAGCTCTCAGCCTCATAGTGGCTGCGGTCTGCCTTGCAGCGGATATGCATGCGATAGGCGGCGATAGCATTGTTAAGGTTGGTCATTGAAAACTCCTCTCAAAGGTTATTGGCGCGAACGGCGTAAGCACAGTCATTGCGCAGTCGAGCCTCGCTCACGGCGAAGGCCATCTTGGGCCGTGGTTCATGCAAGAACCAAGCGACAGAAATGAAGATCAAAGCAAACAGGATAAAACCCATTGTGTGTCCTTTCGAATGAAACCATGACAACGGCAACCAAATAGCTGCCGCTCTCGATTGTCTCACTCTAACCACCTCTGTCGTTCTCTACCCTGATCACTCTGGAAAACCTCAGCGGACATCACTTGTGGAAGGTGATGCTGACTGACAGCGTCAGGTCCGATACCAAGCCGCGTTTAACGACGACTGACTGAACATCGGTGGTGCACTCTGTTTGGTAGAAAGCCCAGTCTTTATGGGGAAAGAAGATTGTCGGCGTGTTGCCCGATCAACCGTCCGCTAGGACCGAAGCTGCTTTCCGAAGTCGAAACCTCGTGTCTGGCCTTGCGAGCCTTTATGTCAATTCCCCGAAAGCGGAGGGGCGAAAGCACTGAGGGGCAGGGGGATGAAACCGCGAGCACCCGTTGCTTCTTAGAGTTAGATAAGCGATCTAGATTACCTAGTCAACCCCTATTGTCCCTTATTTTCCCTTATCAGTAGGGAAAGATCAGGAAACACCAATAAAACAAGGGATATCGTGACAAAAAAAAATTTAGGGTGTACACTGCAAATTAGTTCAATTGCACTTTTCTGGGGATCGCTTGGCCCAGATTTCAGGTGCTGATTTGGGGGTGATTCGTTTCCCAGATATGCAAGCTGCTTGTGGGGTGGAAAAATACCACAGGCCAAAACCACGAAAGCCAAGCGCAGCGTCGAGGTCAATATGACAGGTAATAAGAATACAGGTAACAAGAGTAAGCCCAAGCTCACAGTAGTGGGTAATACAGGTAAGAAGACTACAGGCACCAGAAAGAAGAGTGCCACCAATACCAGAGGCCTTACAGATAAGCAGGAAGCATTCGCTCAGGCCATCTTTGAGGGGTCCAACTTTAGTGATGCGTATCGTCAGTCATATGATGCCTCAAACATGAGTAATGCATGCATTCACACAGAGGCTTGCCTGTTAGTCCAGAACCCAAAGGTGTCCCAAAGATTAGAACAGCTAAATGCTGATAGGGAACAGCAGCGGCGCATGCAGAGCCTCTCTCGAAGTGATTTCGTTTTGAAACAGCTTACAGATGAGGCAACGAACCCTGACAATTCTGATGGGGCTAGGGTCCGCGCTCTGGAGCTACTGGGCAAGAGTGTTGCGCTGTTCACCGACAAGGTGGAAACAGAGGACAAGACTGAGCGTGACGCTGATGCGATCAAGGCAGAGCTGCAAGCCAAGCTGGATCGCCTGTTGGGATAAAGTTCTATTGCACTTTCCACTATGTGTGGGGCCATCCGATAATAAGTATTATGTTAAATCGGGTCGCCCCTTGTAATCTGGACGGAACGTGACCCCCCACCTACCCCCACCCCCCCTCATGCTCGCCCGTACCTGGACGCGCGTATACATGATGTTCCACACAAACAATTACATACCGCTAGGAATCCTATACCCCCCCCTATAATATACATTCAAAAAATCAAATATAAGGACTATGCTCGCTATATCGAGAAACAACGTAGTTGTGTATGCAGGGAAGCTCGCTACATCGACTGCAGACGTAGGTCACTAGCGAACTTTCTTAGCGAGCTGTTCTGTATATTGTCTAGCTATCTTAGGATTACTGCAGATTATCGCTATGGTGCCGTCCGAAAGGGTGCCGACCCACTTGTTACTTTTGACTTCCAGTAACTCGTATGCAGAAGAGTCCGCTGTTTTGGTCTTTAACGAGCATTTTGGCTTTCTGTCTTTCGTCATAGCAGGCTTTTTCAACTTGGTATGTGCCTAGTTGGTAATATTCTAGTTTACCGTTCATGAGATGTATCCAGAGAAGTACCCACATTTAGAAACAATTCCTATCGTGCATGAGAATCACCACCTACCTAAGTACATACCAAGGTAATATAGGGAAAGTCCTAGGACTGTTGCAGCCATGAGAATGCCAAGAGCAGTTGCAATGAGTTCATTGCGTTCTTCTCTAGCTTTTTCTGCAGCTTTCTTGGCTGCTTGCCGTTCTTTGCGGGCTTCTGCTTGCCATTGTTGCCACCTATCCCAGGTGCCTGGTGGAGCATAAAGGCGGCAGTAGGATTCTAGCTCTTGTCTTTTCCTGCGTAAGTCTTCGAGTGCCTGAAACTCTTCCCAGTCTCCTTGTTCACCACCAGCTATTGCGGTGAATGGACTTGCTTTCTTTTTATTGATGGCATCCTTTACGTCTTCTTCTGCCCCAAGGAACTTACCTACGGCGCCAATAAGACCTGCTGTCTCCCTACCGTTAGAGAGTGCCGTCTTGATCACAGAATATGCAGCGTTTGCAGCAGCAATAGATTCTAAGATAGCCATCTATCTCTCTATGAGTCTATCCAGCTTTCCTTCTAAACGATCTAGTCGATCTATTACGCGATCCATATCAGACTGCTGGCGGGTTACGGATACATACTCTTTGGCTATTTCCTCACGAGTACGATTCAAGAGAACGGTTATGCGTTTCAACTCTTCGTGCTGAGTCTTACACCACCACCCACCAATTGTGATGATAAGTCCCATAGCAATATCGACATACATATCCATGTGAAATCCTCTCAACGCCAAAGTACCACAGGTAGGTAATTTAGTTCAATAGAACTTTCTTTCACTGGCACGTCCCTATATCGGTAGACGTTACGGTAGACGGTATATCTATATCGGTAGTCTACCGATATATATTATATTATATATATATATATTATATACGCGCGCGTAATATGGTTATATTATAGGCTTAGAGATGGAACTCCTCCCTGGTCCATCTCTTGGCGGGCAGGCATCTCCCCACCCTTTGCTTGCTCGCCTCATCAGAGGAGTAAACATGCAGAAGCTTTCTGCGATGAAGGATAAGATATCTCAACTGCCCCTTGAACAACAGGCAGAGTTGCTAGACTTGCTCCAGCAGCTAGAGGACGCTGAGAACAAAAAGAACGCCAAGGATGATTTCATAAGCTTTGTGAATCTCATGTGGCCTAGTTTTATTTCTGGTAGGCACCACAAAGATATGGCTGATGCCTTCGAACGTGTGGCACGAGGTGAACTCAAGCGTTTAATTATTAACATGCCACCCCGTCATACCAAGTCTGAGTTTGCTTCCTACATGCTGCCAGCTTGGTTTCTTGGGAAGTATCCAGAAAAGAAAGTTATTCAGACGGCACATACTGCAGAACTAGCAGTTGGTTTTGGTCGTAAGGTTAGAAACCTGATTCAGTCTGAAGACTTTGCCAAAGTATTCCCTGGGATTACCCTGTCTTCTGACTCAAAAGCTGCGGGACGCTGGAATACAAACAAGCGTGGTGATTACTTTGCGATTGGTGTTGGCGGTGCAGTGACTGGTAAGGGTGCCGATCTTTTGATCATCGATGACCCACACTCAGAACAAGATGCGCAGCAAGGTCAGTTCAACCCTGAAGTGTATGATCGTGTCTACGAGTGGTATACGTCTGGACCTCGCCAGCGTTTGCAGCCTGGTGGTGCGATCATTGTTGTCATGACCCGCTGGTCTAAGCGTGATCTAACAGGCCAGATCATCAATTCAATGTCAGATCGTGCGGGTGTTGATGACTGGGAAGTAATCGAGTTCCCTGCAATCCTACCATCTGGTAATCCTTTGTGGCCTGAGTTCTGGTCTCAGAAGGAACTTGAGGCGCTAAAAGCGGAACTTCCAGGTTCCAAGTGGTCAGCACAGTATCAGCAAAACCCCACCTCTGAGGAAGGGGCGCTCATCAAGCGTGAGTGGTGGCAGGAATGGGAAGGTAGTAGGCCACCAGAATGCGAAGCTATTATACAATCTTGGGATACAGCGTTTCTAAAAACTCAAAGAAGTGACTACAGTGCCTGTACAACATGGGGTGTCTTCTATCACGAGGGAGCGCCTAACATAATTCTTTTGGATGCATACAAAGAAAAACTAGAGTTCCCAGAACTAAAGCGAGCAGCATACGACAAATACATGGAGTTTGAGCCAGACCAGATGATCGTGGAGAAAAAAGCTTCTGGTGCGCCCCTGATATTTGAGCTTCGTTCTATGGGCATTCCTGTAACAGAGTTTACTCCATCAAGAGGTCAGGATAAGATCGCAAGGGTAAATGCAATAACAGACCTATTCGCAAGCGGATCAATATGGTATCCTCCCACCAGATGGGCCGAAGAGGTGATTGAGGAATGCGCATCATTCCCGTCAGGGGATCATGATGACTTAGTAGACTCGACCACCCAAGCTCTGCTAAGGTTTAGACAAGGCGGTTGGGTGAGGGCCGAAATGGATGACTGGGATGACGAGCCAAGATACCGCAGACCAGTTGAGTATTACTAGAAGCAGCACCGCTGCGCATGTGAAACGGAGATAGGCATGGCTATCGAAAAGCAGATGGAACCTTCTGATCTTGAGATCGAAGACACAGACGCGGAAGACATTGAAGTTGAAATAGTAAATCCAGATGCGGTTTCTATTGAGACCGAAGATGGCGGAGTGATCATTGATTTCGAAGGGGGCATTGCCGAAGAGATCATGGGTCCAGACCATGATGCAAACCTAGCAGAATTCATTGATGAAGCCACACTCCAATCGATGGCATCTGAGCTTGTGGGGGATTTTAACTCAGACCGCGAATCACGGCAGGATTGGGCAAGAGCATACGTCAAAGGTCTTGACCTGTTGGGTATGAAGATTGAAGAACGTAGTCAACCTTGGGCAGGTGCGTCAGGAGTATTTCACCCAGTTCTAACTGAAGCAGTTGTTAGATTCCAAGCGCAAGCTATGGGTGAAATATTCCCAGCGTCTGGTCCAGTTAAGACAAAGATTATGGGCAAGCTGACACCAGAAAAGGCTGATCAGGCTGACCGAATTCAAACTGAAATGAACTACCTACTCACGGAAGAAATGACAGAATATCGTGATGAAACTGAACAAATGCTGTTCAAACTTCCTCTCGCGGGTTCTGCTTTCAAGAAGGTTTACTATGATCCACTAGAGGATCGTCCAGTTGCCATGTTCGTTCCAGCAGAAGACTTTGTTGCTTCATATGGTGCATCAGACCTAGCGTCTTGTCCACGCTACACGCACATCATGAAGAAAACATCCAACGAGATTCTAGAGCTTCAGGTTGCAGGGTTTTATCGTGATGTAGACCTGCCTGATCCAGAGCCAGACTTTTCAGACATTCAAGAAAAATATGACGAGCTTGATGGGGAGAGCGCGATCATAGAAGATGATGACCGTCACACAATTCTAGAAATGCATGTTACCATGAACATGCCAGAAGAGTTTGATGATCCAGATAACATTGCTCGTCCATATGTCATCACCATCGATAAATCTTCCCGTGAGATTTTAGCAATTAGACGGAACTGGTATGAAGATGACGCAAAGAAAAAGAAAAGACTCCACTTCGTTCATTACAAATATCTCCCAGGACTTGGCTTCTATGGAACGGGACTTATCCACCTTATTGGCGGGCTTGCGAAATCGGCTACCTCGATTCTCCGTCAGCTTATTGACGCTGGTACGCTATCGAATTTACCTGCTGGTCTTAAAGCTCGCGGTCTCCGCATTAAAGGTGATGACAGTCCGCTTATGCCTGGCGAGTTCAGGGACGTGGATGTTCCAGGTGGGGCAATACGGGATTCGATTACGTTCATCCCTTACAAAGAGCCATCGTCGGTACTCTACTCTCTACTTGGAAACATTGTCGAAGAGGGTCGCAGAATTGGATCAGTAGCGGATATCCAAGTAGGCGATATGAATTCTCAGGCACCAGTGGGTACAACACTGGCGCTAATGGAACGATCCATGAAAGTTATGTCTGGCGTACAAGCACGTATGCATGCAGCCATGAAGAATGAATTGCGCCTATTGGCGCGTATCATCCGTGACTATATGCCAGAAGAATATGCATATGAAATGGATGGCGACTTTAATCGCAGGGAAGACTTTGATGCTCGTGTTGATGTGATTCCTGTATCCGACCCTAATGCTGCAACTATGTCTCAAAGAATTATGCAGTATCAAGCAGCGTTGCAGCTTTCTCAACAAGCTCCTCAGTTATACGATATGGGGAAATTGCATCGTCAAATGTTAGAGGTTCTTGGCATTCAGGATGCTGATGACATCATCAAGCTACCAGATGATATCAAGCCAGCAGACCCAGTTACAGAAAACATGATGATCCTAAAGCAAGAGCCAGTAAAGCCGTTCAAGTATCAGGATCACGAAGCGCACATTGCTGTCCACATGGCAGCGGCACAAGACCCAAAGATCATGCAAATGATTGGTCAGTCTCCGTTTGCTGCACAAATTCAACAGGCAATGGCAGCGCATATAACAGAACACGTTGCGTTCCAGTACCGTCGCGAGATCGAAAAGATGCTTGGCGTGGAAATGCCGAACGAAGACCAGCCTCTACCAGAGGATATCGAAGTAGAAATTTCTCGCTTGGCAAAAGATGCAGCAGAAAAACTACTTCAGAAAGATCAGGCAGAAGCGCAGCAGCAGCAAATTCAAAAGCAGCAGCAAGACCCAGTGGTCCAAATGCAGCAACAAGAGTTGCAGCTTAAAGCAAAAGAGCTTGAGCATAAGATTCAAATGGACACTCAGAAGTTGCAGCTTGATGCAATGGCGAAAAGTTCAAATGCACAAATTCAAGCAGAACGTATCGCAGCAGAGAACCAACGTGAGGGTGCGCGTCTGGGGGTTAAACTTGCCACAGACTTGGATAAGTCACAGCGAGAAGATCAAAAAGAGGGTGCAAAATTGGGGATAGAAATAGCAAAGGAGCTAACGAAGGGAGATGGATGACGTTTTCACGTTACTAAATCGTAAGATTGAAGAATACGAGGAAGATATAAAAGGCTTCCTCGCATCTGGTCAGGCTGAAGACATGGCAATGTATAACCGTTTAGTGGGAAGAAACGAGGGTTTACAGTTCATAAAGCAAGACCTTAGCGATATCGAAAAGAGATATATTGAAACGTAGAACTTTTTTCGCTATCTTTCGAAACAGGGAGACCTCGTGGCGTTGCCGCGCAAGGTGACTGTGAACCTTAAATCACTGCAAGGACAGAAATGTATACAGGTAACACAACTACAGAAGAGAAGGTAGCCTCTAAGCTACCAAACCCACAAGGATACAAAATCCTTATTGGCGTACCCGAAGTCAGCGACAAAACAGAAGGTGGGGTATTTATGCCTGACGGACTTAGGTCCGCAGAAGAAACCGCATCTATTATTGGTTTTGTTATGAGTCTTGGCCCAGATTGCTACGCGGACAAAGACAAGTTTCCAAACGGACCCTTCTGCAAAGAGGGCGACTTTGTAATCTTCCGATCTTATTCTGGCACTCGTTTCAAGATTCACAACAAAGAGTTCAGACTTATTAACGATGACACTGTTGAAGCAGTTGTTGATGATCCACGGGGGTACACACGCGCATGAACAATCTAGCAGAAGAACAAGAATTCGAAGACGAAACCGTTGCTGAGGCTCTAGAAAAAGCTCAACAAAATCAAGAAGATGATGATAGTAGCTTTGAGATTGAAGTTGTGGACGATACTCCAGAAGAGGATCGTGATAAGCCTCGACGTGCAGAAGGCGCAGAGCCTAATGTGCCTGATGACGATGAAGTAAAGTCATACAGTGAAGGCGTACAAAAGCGCATCAAGCAGCTAAAGTTTGAGTATCATGAAGAGCGCAGAGCTAAAGAAGAAGCCTCTCGACTTCAAGATGAAGCACTTCGTTACGCACAGCAGATCAAACAAGAAAACGATAGGCTTCTGAAGCAGCTTCAAGATGGAGAGAGTGTTCTTGTAGACCAAGCGAAGGGTCGGGTTACTGCAGAATTAGACAAAGCAAAGGCTGCGTACAAAGCTGCATATGAGAGCGGAGACCCTGATGCACTGCTAGATGCGCAGGAAAAGCTAAACCTTCTGCAAAATGAAAAGGTTCGCTACGAAAGCTACAAGCCTGCAGCACGACCTCAAGCAGCGCCACAGCCTACATATCAGCAGCAAACACCTCAAGCCCCGCGCCCAAGTGACCGTGCCTTAGAGTGGGCAAAGAGAAACGACTGGTTTGAAAAAGATTCTGAGATGACTGGTTATGCTTATGGGCTTCATCAAAAGCTTGTAACAAACGGTGTTGCCCCAGACAGCGAACAGTATTACAATGAAATAGACAAAGCGGTTCGCCGCGTGTTCCCAGAAAAGTTTGACGATGGGATTCTTGAGGAATCTGCACCCCAACGTCAAGCGGGCAACGTGGTTGCCCCTGCCGCTCGAAGTGGCAAGAAACCACGCAAAGTGCAACTGACCTCAACGCAGGTCGCTCTCGCCAAGCGGCTTGGTCTGTCAAATGAACAATATGCGGCGCAATTAATGAAGGAAGCATCCAAATGACAAACAGAAACTCACGCAATACAGAGACTCGTGAAGAGTCTAAACGCAAAGTGTCATGGCAGAGACCTTCTATGTTACCTACCCCCGAACCCAGAGCTGGTATCGAATACCGCTGGATTCGCACAGCAACACTTGGGCAGAGTGACAATACGAATGTTTCTTCTAGATTTCGTGAGGGATGGACACCTGTTCGAAAAGAGGATCATCCAAACCTTCAAGTTGTGTCTGATATCGATTCTCGATTTACAGACAATATTGAGGTCGGTGGGTTATTGCTATGTCAGAACTCAACCGAAAATATGCAAGCTAGAAGGGACGCGCAGAATGCTCAGGCAGCAAGCCAGATGCAAGCTGTTGACAACTCCTACTTGCGTAACTCAGACCCTCGTATGCCCGTTCTGAATCCAGAGCGAAGCACACGATCATCGTTCGGCAAGTAACCTTTCGGGGGAGCTTGCTTGGTTGAAACTCAGATTGTGAGGAAAGAGCTATGGCTACTACAGCAGCTCCTTATGGCTTAAAGCCTGTCCGCCGTGCGGACGGAATGCCATATGCTGGGGCAACGTCCCAGTATCTCATCGATCCCGCTGGTGAAGCAACTAACCTATTCTATGGGCAAGTCGTTATCATTGGGGCCGATGGGTATATCGCGCTGGCTACAGGTACAGGTGCAGACCTGACCTCTAACAGCATCTCAGGCACAACAGGCGTAGGCGGCATCGGCGTCTTCGTTGGTTGTGAATATGTAAACTCTTCAGGTCAACGTGTTCAAGCACAGTACTATCCATCTGGCACAAACAGTAATAGTACTGCGATCAAAGCATATGTGGTTGACGATCCAAACGTACTATTCCAAGCGCAGCTTGATGGTACAGGAGCGCAAACCATTATTGGCACAAACACATTCTTTGCATCAGCACAGTCTACCTCTACTGGTGATACAGTAACAGGTAACTCTACTTCTGCATTGGATGCGACAGTTGTAACTACAGCGGCAGCGTTCCGCATTGTTGCACATGTGTCTGATCCTGCTGACGCATATCCAGATGTTCTTGTTAAGTTCAATCCTGGTGCGCATCAGATGACAAACAACGTAGGCTTATAAGGAGTTAGATAATGGCTATTTCACGCGCCCAGCTCCTCAAAGAGCTACTACCTGGTCTTAATGCATTGTTTGGACTTGAGTACGACAAGTACGAAAATGAACATGCAGAGATTTATGAAACCGAAAACTCAGAGCGTAGCTTTGAGGAAGAAGTCAAATTGTCTGGATTTGCTGCAGCCCCTGTGAAAGCAGAAGGTGCATCAATTTCTTACGACAATGCACAAGAATCGTTCACAGCTCGTTACAACCACGAAACGGTTGCAATGGGATTCTCTGTCACCGAAGAGGCGATGGAAGACAACTTGTACGATTCGCTATCTGCTCGTTATACAAAAGCCTTGGCTCGCGCTATGGCGTATACCAAGCAGGTTAAAGCGGCTTCTTTGTTGAACACAGGTTTTGACACTTTCAAATCAGGTGACAATGTGTTCTTGTTCGCAACCAACCACCCAACAGTGGAAGGCGGAACAAACGCAAACAAACCTTCAACAAATGCTGACTTGAACGAAACTTCACTTGAGCAAGCAGTTATTGATATCGCAGCGTACACTGACGAACGCGGCCTATTGATTGCAGCTCGCCCACGTAAGCTAATCGTTCCACCTGCGCTAATGTTCGTTGCAACTCGCTTGCTACAAACAGAACTACGCACAGGCACAGCGGATAACGACATCAACGCATTGCGTTCGAATGGTTCGATCCCAGAAGGCTACCGTGTCAACCACTACCTAACTGACACAGATGCATTCTTCATCACTACAGATGTTCCAAACGGCATGAAGCACTTTGTGCGTACTGCAATGCAGACATCTATGGATGGTGACTTCGATACAGGTAACGTGCGCTATAAAGCGCGTGAGCGTTACTCATTCGGTGTATCTGACCCACTAGGTATCTATGGTTCTCCAGGTGCATAATTAGTTCAATTGAACTTTTGGAGGGGGCTGTTAACGCAGCCCTTTCTTTTTTTCTGGATTATGCTATTCTGCGTTTGGGGCAACATTAGCCTTGCAGACAGGATTCCGCCCCACCTGACGTTGCACAGACTGCTAGGCGAAACCTTGTGCAAGGGGTATTAATATGGCTTCAACTACATTCTCAGGCCCAGTGACATCTACTGATGGATTCATTGGCGACATTAAAGTCCCAACATATACAGTTGCAACTGCACCATCTGCCTCTGATGCAGGCGCAGGCACATTGATCTATGTATCAAACGGTGCAGCAGGTTCAGCAATTTTGGCTTTCTCTGACGGAACAAACTGGAAGCGTTCTGACACAGGCGGCACAATCGCAGCAGCATAAAGGGGTGACCGATGAGTAGGTTTAAGCCTCCCAGTGTTGAAGAGTTAGCAGCTCGTGGTCTTGATCCAGATGGCAATCCACTAAAGACTACAAAGGTTCGCGCTCGTAATGAAGACGGTACGCTGAAAGCAGACGACCCTTCTACGCCTGATGTAAATGAGGCATGGGAAGAAAAGCCTGTTAAAAAGAAGCGTGGTCGTCCTCCAAAGAAAAAGGACTAACGTATGCGCTCTGATGTACAATCCAAACGATTAACAGCTACGGGGTCAGCGGGTGTTGGCCCTGCACGTATTCGTCAGATACAGGTTCTAACAACAACTGGTGCGCCTCGTTTAACCATTACTGATGGCAATGGCGGCTCTACAGTTCTTGATTTAGATTTTATTGCGTCTGATTCCCACTCAGTAAACATCCCGTCTGATGGCATCCGTGTCAGCGACATCTATGTTTCTGCGTTTACAAACATCACTGCTATGACGGTGTTCTACAACTAAGGTGTTCGAATGACTCGTGAAGTAAGTTCTATCTCTAGAGTTGGCACTAGCGAGCCATTCGAGCTTCAAGTTGCTCGTGGGCAGGTTGCTTATCATGAGTCAGTTTACAAGTTTGGTAACAATGCGGCAGTTGCAGATTCAACAGAAACCATATGGCAACAAGGCGGTTTATACTCATACTTGTCTGCGGCCTCTGTTTTAAAGGTTTCAAGTAGTTCTGCCAATGATACATCGGCAGGGACAGGGGCCAGAACTGTTGAATTGTTTGGTTTGGATGGTGACTACAATGAAATCAATGAGTTGGTTACCTTAAACGGACAAACGGCGGTAAATACCACACAGTCTTATCTTCGTATAAATCGGATGATTGTACGATCCGCAGGTTCTGGCGGTTATAACGCTGGTATAATATATGCAGGCACGGGAACTGTGACTACGGGTGTCCCTGCAAACATTTACGCCACGATTAACGGTGACGGTACAAACCAGACGTTGATGGCGTTGTGGACTGTACCCGCAGGTTATACGGCTTATTTAATGCAGTACGATGTTTCCAACGGTACGACATCTAATACCCCTGCCGTGTGTAAAATGACATTGGTAGCTAGACCGTTTGGAGAGGTGTTTCAGAGTAAAGATGTTAAGTCTCTTACCACGGGGATGCACATCGAAAACACCTTGGTTGTTCCAGTAAAATTTGCAGAAAAAACGGACATAGAGGTACGGGCTGTTTCGTCTTCAGCAAGTGTTACCTTTGACATATCTGCGGCTTTTGAGATTATCTACATTAAAAATGGGGATACTCTGTAATGGCTGAAAAGAAAAAGAAAGACCCACGGTTAGCTAGAGCGGGTGTATCGGGTTACAACAAACCCAAGCGTACACCCAATCACCCAAAGAAGTCACATATTGTTGTGGCTAAACAAGGCGACAAGGTTAAGACTATCCGCTTTGGACAGCAGGGTGTGAAGACGAATCAGACCGTAGGGCAGCGCAAAGCCTTTAAGTCTCGTCATGCAAAGAACATCAGCAAAGGTAAAATGTCTGCAGCTTATTGGGCTGATAAAGTTAAGTGGTCGCCAAGCAAGACAAAGTCTAGCTCAACTAAGTGGAAGAAAGGTTCATGACTATCTCTCGCGCACAGATGGGTAGTCAGCTAACGGGGAACAGAATGCCAGTTAAAAAAGTAAAAGGTGGTTATAAGTTCGGAAGCTCAGGTAAGGTTTACCCTACCCGTGCAGGTGCAGAGCGTCAGCAACGCGCAGCTTACGCCAACGGATACAGAGGTATGGCTGCTGGCGGCAAGGTTCCATCAGGGTATCATCGTATGCCTGACGGTAGCATTATGAAAGATTCTGCTCACAAGATGGGTCATGGTGGTAAAGTTTCTACTGGCAACGATGCGAAAGACCTTGAACTATGCCGCATGGGTAAAGGCGGTAAGACCAAGAGTAAGGTCAATGAAGCAGGTAATTATACTAAACCCAGTATGCGTAAACGACTGTTTAACAAGATTAAAGCTGGCGGCAAAGGTGGCAAACCAGGACAGTGGTCAGCTCGTAAGGCTCAAATGTTGGCAAAGCAATACAAGGCAGCAGGGGGTGGCTATAAAGATTAATGGCACTGAAGAAGTCACAGAAAAGCCTCAAGTCTTGGACAAAGCAGAAATGGCGTACTAAAAGTGGCAAACCGTCTACCCAAGGTGCTAATGCTACTGGTGAACGGTATCTACCTTCTTCGGCTATTAAGTCTCTTAGCAGCAGTGAGTATGCAGCTACCACAAGAGCAAAACGACAAGGCACTAAGGCAGGTAAGCAGCATGTGGCTCAACCTAAAAAAATTGCAAAAAAAACCAAACGACACAGAAGTGTAGTGACATAGGATTACGTCATGGCAGTAGTAACACCAGATTTACCAGAACTCTTTGAGGAAGCATATGAGCGGGCTGGGCTTACTATGCGTACTGGCTATGACCTTAAAACAGCACGAAGAAGTCTTAACCTTTTAACATTGGAGTGGCAGAACCGTGGTCTTAATCTCTTCACTATTGAAGCGGGTACAATCGCTGTTACAGCAGGTACGGCAACGTATACCCTTCCTTCGGACACAATCGACATCATCGAACATCAAATCAGAACAGGCACAGGCACAAACCAAACAGACACGACCCTCGAAAGGATCAGTGTCTCAACCTACGCGCAGCAAACAAACAAAAACACGCAAGGTAGGCCGACCCAAATCTACGTCCAAAGGCTCCCAACGGAAACAAAAGTAACACTGTGGCCTGTGCCAGACAGTACAGAGACTTATACTATTGCTTACTATAGACTCAAAGGCATTGATGGATTGTCTTCTGGTGTTGGTGATTCGGTAACATCTGTACCACCAAGATTTGTTCCATGTCTCGTTACAGGAATGGCATACTATATTGCCATGAAAAAACCTGAAGTTTCTGGCAGAGTTGCTGCCTTAAAGCAAGAATACGAATTCCAATTCCAGCTTGCTGCGGATGAAGATACAGAGACAGCTTCAATTAAGTTTGTTCCGTATGACACATTCATGATAGGTGGCGCATGAGCTACGCTAAAGGTAAATACGCTTTTGGATTTTGCGACAAAACTGGATTCAGGTATCCATTGAGAGACCTAGTTCCAGAATTCAATAACGGGGTTAGAACAGGATTCCTTGTAGGAAGAGATGTTGCCGATCCCGATCAACCTCAAAATTTCTTAGGTCGGGTAAAAATATTTGACCCTCAATCACTACAGAATCCTAGACCAGACAGAGCAGAGATTGAGAGCCGTGGCTTGTTTGGTTGGAATCCTGTATGGAATGATGCGCAATACATGACAGCGCAAGTCGGAAGTGTTAATATAGCTATATCATAGGAGAATAGACATGGCTGCACCTAAGAAAAGACTTGGCAAAGGTAAGAACCGTTTAAAGTTTGAAGACGTTTCACCTCGTGCTGAAAAAGAAGAGCAAGAGATGCTAGACAAAAAAATGTACGGCGGAAAAATGAAAAAGCCTGTAGCCATGAAAGAAGGCGGCAAGTTGCGTATGGTCAACAAGAATGGCGAGGAAGTTCCATTTTTTGCAGCAGATGGCATTGGCAAGATGGGTTACGGCGGCAAAGTTAAGAAAATGAGATACGGGGGAACGTGTCGTGGTATGGGCGCGGCAACTCGTGGTGGCGATTTTACAAGAGATGGATAAGTTCAAATGAACTATTCTGAGCTAGTACAGGCAGTCAAGGACTATACTGAAAACACGGAAACAACTTTCGTGAACAACATTGATATGTTTATTCGTCAGGCAGAAGAGCGGATAAACAGAGATGTTCAGATACCTGAACTTCGAAAGAACGTTACAGGTAATGTGTCTGCAAGCAATCAGTACTTAGCTCGACCCTCTGACTTTCTGTCAACATTCTCTCTTGCTGTAATAGATGGAAGCAACAACTTCACATATCTTTTGGAGAAAGAAGTTAACTTTATCAGAGAGGCATATCCTAGTGCTTCTACTGAAGGGCTTCCAAAGTATTACGCGAACTTTGATGGCGAGAAGTCAGGATCGAATGGCAACTTTATACTGGGTCCAACTCCAGATGCAGCATATAATATAGAGCTGCATTACTACTATGATCCACCTTCAATCGTTACCTCTACGACATCTTGGCTTGGCGACAACGCCGAAACCACTCTTCTTTACGGCACCCTTTATGAGGCGTATACGTTTATGAAAGGTGAGCCAGATGTTCTGCAGAACTATCTACAGAGGTATCAGTCAGCCCTTATGAACATGGCTTCTCTTGGTGTGATGATTAAGAACGACTCTTATAGAGAGGATGCAGCATAATGGCTATTACTCAAACAACATGTACTTCGTTCAAGAAGGAACTGCTTGAGGCTGTGCATAACTTTACATCTCATACCTTTAAGATTGCACTGTACACGGATTCTGCTGATCTTGGCGCGGGAACCACAGTTTACTCTACAACAAATGAGATAACGAATACTTCGGGGACTGCTTACACGGCAGGGGGAAAGGCACTAACCACTATAGCGCCAACAAGCTCAGGGACTGTTGCGTTTGTGGATTTCGAGAATATCAGTTGGACAAGTGCTTCGTTTACGGCACGAGGTGCGCTGATATATAATTCTTCTGCTTCTAATAAAGCTGTCGCTGTGTTAGATTTTGGAAGTAACCGTGTAGTTTCGAACGATACGTTTGAGGTTCAGTTCCCAGTATCTTCTGCTACGACAGCTATAATTAGGATATCATAGGAGTTTACTTATGGCTAGTTTCACAAAGGTAAACGATTTCGTCGTAAACCTAGCAAATGCAATGGACTTGGATGCGGATACCTTAATCGTAGCCTTGTCAAACACAGACCCAACTTCAGGAACAGACGTTACTGCAGACGGTAACGGTATCTTGGCTAACGTGTCTCAGATTAGTTATACCAACTTATCTTCACGCACATTAGCAAACGTCACATCTACGCAGACATCAGGCACATATAAGCTGTCTGCTGACGACTTGACGCTTACTGCATCAGGTGGTTCAGTTGCTGCTTTCCGTTACATTGTAATTTACAATGATACAGTGACATCACCTGCAGACCCAGTGATTGGATATTACGATTACGGTACATCGTTGACTCTAAATGACGGTGACACGTTTACTATCGATATAGGTACAAACGGTATCCTGACACTAACATAAGGATAGCTTGTCGTGGCGAAGCTTTTTAATAGGGCAAAGATGACGACTGCCAGCACGGGGACTGGCACCGTCACACTGGGGAGTGCCGCTTCGGGCTTCCAAACCTTTGCGGCAGCGGGGGTATCTAACGGTGATGTCGTACAATACGTCATTGAAGAAGGTACAAACTTCGAAATAGGCACAGGAACGTACACAGCTACTGGAACGACGCTTACCCGTTCGCCTACAGAAAGCAGCAACGGCGGGAGTGCCATAAGTCTCGCTGGCGATGCAACTGTATCTATTACATCTGTAGCTGCTGACTACACTAGAATTCAGAATGCAGGGACTACCAAAGTAGAGGCCACGGCTACGGGAGCAACTGTTACTGGAAATATTGTTGTTACTGGCACTGTTGATGGCAGGGATGTAGCTGGTGATGGCACAAAGCTAGATACCATAGAATCCTCTGCTGATGTTACAGATAGTACAAATGTTGGTACATCTCTTACTGGATTTCCTACAGATACAGATGCAGCAAGCTCTGACCTAATACCAGTCTATGATGTAACAGCTTCTCGCTGGGAAAAGCAAACCATCTCTAATGCAGCTTTAGTTGGCCCGACTGGTCCTACTGGACCAACTGGCCCTACTGGGCCGCAGGGTGCGACTGGTGATACTGGACCCACTGGTCCTACTGGTCCCACGGGTGCCAAGGGACAAAAAGGGCAAACGGGCGCGACAGGCCCAACAGGTCCGACGGGTCCAACGGGTCCAACTGGAGCCAAGGGACAAAAGGGTGAGGTTGGCGCGACAGGCCCAACAGGCCCAACAGGTTCTACTGGTCCCACTGGTGCAACTGGTCCCACAGGCCAGAAAGGTCAAAAAGGTCAGACTGGAGCCACTGGTCCCACGGGTCCGACTGGGCCGCAAGGAGCTACGGGTCCAACTGGTCCAACTGGTCCACAAGGTCAAAAGGGCCAAAAAGGGCAAACGGGTAATACTGGACCCACGGGTTCCACAGGGCCGACTGGGGCGAAAGGTCAGAAAGGTCAGAAAGGAGAAGTAGGTGCAACTGGTCCTACAGGCTCTACTGGACCCACTGGACCTACTGGTCCTACTGGACCCACTGGGCCTACAGGTCAGAAGGGGCAAAAAGGCCAGACAGGTAATACTGGTCCTACTGGACCTACTGGCGCGACTGGTCCTACTGGTCAAAAGGGTCAGAAAGGCGAGACTGGCCCCACTGGTCCGACAGGCGCTACAGGGCCGACTGGGGCGAAAGGTCAGAAAGGTCAGAAGGGTGATACAGGTTCTACAGGGCCGACAGGGCCGACAGGTCCAGCAGGCGGTACGGGACCAACTGGTGCGAAAGGGCAAAAGGGCGACGGTGGCTCAACCACTGCAACAGCAGAGGTGTATGTTTATGCTGCATATCGTTCAGGTCAAATAACACTTTACCCAGGCTTTAACGTTGGTAGCTACCACAGTCACGTTGGCGGTCAAAGTAATGGCAACCAAACTGGTACTTTTACTGGTGGATCGTATGTCAACGGTCCAAACTATGGCAGCTTTCAAAATTACATATCAATTGCTATAAGAACAGGATAGAAATTAAAGGATTATAACTGAAGCGCTAATAGTGAAAGGACACGAAGATGGCGATAAAAGTAGGCGGTACATCCGTTATTAGTGACAGTAGGGTTTTAGAAAATGTCACTGGATTAAAAACAATAGACGGCACCAGTGTGTTAGGGTCAGGAGACCTTACAACTTCTGATGTAAAGGCAGAGGTGTATGTTTATTCTGCATTCCGTTCAGGGACAACAACACTTTACCCAGGCTTTAACATTGGGAGTTATCATAGTCATGTTGGCGGGCAATCAACTGGCAACGAAACTGGTACTTTTACTGGTGGATCGTATGTCAACGGTCCAAACTATGGTAGCTCCCAGAATTACATATCAATTGCTGTAAGAACAGGATAAAAACATGACAAATAGTGTACAAAACACATGGTGCTGGGTTCTTTACGAACATGGCAACGAAAACAATGTTTATCAACTTAGCCGCACAGAGTTTGAACCTGACTTAACTTCTTTCCCAAGCCACCTAACGTATGCTGAGATAACACAATCAGTTTATGATGGCACGACGAATTATTTGCAATACAGGTACAATTCTGACGGCACTCTTACCGAAATTAACCATGATGAAAACATTTCAGGATATAATCGCTACCTGCGCAATGAGCTATTGGCAGAGACAGATCAGTATGCTGTTGGCGACAGAGTGATCTCAGATGAAATGCGCACGTATCGTCAAGCATTGCGTGACTTGACTTCACACGCTAACTGGCCTGATTTAGAAGAAGGCGATTGGCCTGTGAAGCCTGATTAAATTTTCAAAGGGTGGGGAAAATGGTAAGACAAAATTGGAGAATATGGCCTAGTTCGATAGATGTTTCTGCGATATTAGAACAGCCAGAGACGAAGAGCGTAAATCAAGCGTCTACATTTGGTGGGGAAAATCTAGACCACCGCCGTAGTCGCGTGGCTTGGCTTACAGGCAATCAGGAAGTGCAGTCTCTGCTTGATCCGTATGTGGCGCAAGCAAAAGAAATCATGGGCATTGATGTAGGATTCAATGCTGAGATGCAGTTTACAGAATATCATGCTTCAGAAGGTGGCAAATATGACTGGCACCATGATGTAAACTGGAATGACAATGATGGAACTGACCGCAAACTGTCCTTAACTGTGCAGTTAAGTGATCCATCTGATTATGACGGCGGGGACTTCGAGTTTTCAGAGGTTGAGCAATTGCCTGACTTTGCCAAGCAGCAAGGAACTGTTATGGTATTTCCTAGCTATCTTTCACACAGAGTTACGCCTGTAACTAGGGGGGTTCGTCGATCTCTTGTTGCTTGGTTCTCTGGTCCAACATGGCGATAATATATCAGATAAGTTTACATGGTTCCGCATTTGATGCTCGAAACTTAACATGGGAAGAGGCTAAGTTACAAAGTGGATGCAAGCCAGACGCAGAATGGTTGGACCCCATACACAAACGATCTTTGTTAAAAGGAGAGTTTGGCTGTGCGGTAAGCCATTTACGTGTATGGGAGCAAATAGTTCAATCGAACTTAAATGGGATTATCTTAGAAGAAGATGCTGTTTTCGATTATATTAATGTTGGGCATGTAGATTCTTTATTGGCAAGATACGACAGCGTGTGGCTAGGCTATCGCTGGAATGACATGGGGTATTGGTACAACTGCCATGCTTATGCGCTATCACCAAGGACAGCAAAGCACTTGATCGAAGGCTTTAAAGATAGCATTATACCTGTAGATGAGTGGGTTCCTTCTAAGCTAAAGGGTAAAAACAATTACTTCTATAAGAATGAAGTGGTTAAACAAATCCCAAGAAATATTAGGCCGTCTACAATAGAGGAGACAGAAGTGTTAAGTGGTGGGGTAAATTTTAAAATTGTGACCGTTGCTACAGAGCCAGAAAAGATGTGGGCTTTAGAGCAGTCAGCAAAGAAGTACGGGGTAGAAGTACACAACTTAGGTAAAGATCATCCTTGGAGAGACCCTATGGATGGGCTTGCTGGAATGCCAAAAATACAGCTTGTCAATGAATATTTAGCCACCTTGCAAGACGATGATGTCGTTCTGTTTATGGATGGATATGACACGTTTTTTGCAGATGACCCTAAAGTTGTTTTAGAAAGATACCTGCAGTTTGGTGCCGATATTGTGTTTGGTGCCGAAAGCGAACACTGGCCCTTGGTTAGTGATGACTTCATGCGCAATAAGTGGCCTGATACTGGAACGCCATATAAGTACTTAAACAGTGGCCTATATATTGGCAGGGCAAAAGCCTTACATGAGTTTATTGCGCAGGATTCACCTGGATCAGCAAGCAAAGATGATCAGCTTTATTGTCAGTTGAGGTACCTCAAAACGCTGCCGTCTCAAATAGTGGATAAGGGTTATCGTTTTCCATACACAGTAAAGCTAGATGTTGAGGCTTACATTTTTCAGAACCATGAACCCAACATACGTGTTGTAGAGGGGCAGCTTTGGAATGACATTACAGGCTGCTGTGGCTGTATATATCACGGGAATGGTGGTGCGGATGCAAAAGCTCTTTTTGTTTCTATGGCTAAAAGGTTTGGGTTAGTTGAAAAAGCACAGCCCGTAAGTCCGTATTACTTAACTTTGGACTATGATGAAGTTGGTCCAGATATTCTTGTTACTGATTTCTTATCTCAGCGGCAATGTGATTTCTTAATTCAGAAATCTGAAAGCTATGGCGGCTGGAGCCAAATGGATGGGGATAAGTTCCCCGCCCAAGAGATACGCATTCGCAAGATGGGTTTGTGGCACGAGTATGAAAGGCTATGGGCAGAAAAGCTGGCAAAGATATGTGAGCAGTACTGGACCCCAGAAGCCTATGTTGGTTTACGCGATGCATTTACTATGAAGTATTCTATAGACACACAGACAACTCTGGGTCTGCATACAGACGCTTCATTGTTTACTGGCAGCGTAAAGCTTAACGACAATTATTCTGGAGCTGAACTTATATTCCCACGCCAAAACTTCACAAACAAAGACGTTCCTGTTGGTAAGTGCCTACTATTCCCAGGCATGGTGACTCATGGGCATTCAGTTAATGAACTTATGGGTGGCGTTAAGTACAGCCTAACTATGTGGACAAGCAGGTACAAAGGAGACCTGAATGGGTAAGCTCTTTGTTGAGATTGGCGCTGCTAACTTTGATACTCTATTGCCTTTAGCTCAGATGGGTTGGAGAGGGATTGTTGTAGAACCTGTGCCTCGCCTTTATGAAGAATGTAAGAAGATGTTTTCTAGTTATGATGTCACAGTGGTTCAAGCTGCTGTGTCTGACTACAATGGGGAAATAGACTTTGCAGTAGCACGGGATGACGGTTCTTGGTTGTCTGGGTGTTCTCATGTCGTGAGCCGCAATCATTTAGGTTATAAACTTAGTACAAACCCAGATAGGGTTGGTGATTTTGATGAAAGAATAGTCGTTCCTTGCATCACATTAGACACATTGTTGCAGGACGTGGAATCCGTAGATTTTATGAAAGTCGATGCAGAGGGCCATGAAAACAATATCTTCAATAGCTATTCGTTTCGTATAAAGCCTTCAGTTTTAAAGATTGAACACAAGCACATAGATGACAAGTTGCTAGTCAGAAATTTAGAATCCAATGGGTATTTGGTTTGGACGGAAAAAGATGATATATATGGGATAATCTAACAAAGGACACTTTGTATGCTTACCCAACGTCCCATAGCCAGCGCCCCGATAGGCGCGTCTGGTAATTCTGCTTTTCATGTTAATCTAGTAAGCGGCACCTTTACGCTCAGTATGCACGGTGCCTCAAAGCTAATTACAAACGTCAAAGATACAGGCGTATTTACTTTAGACGGTAGAGCTATAACATTCACGATAGCGCTGAATGTAAACGCCGACTCTGGTTCGTTTGCCTTAACTGGACAAGACGTGGACCTAAGACGCGGTAAGGTTATGATCGCTGATAGCGGATCATTTACCTATGCGGGCCAAGCTATTGAAAATCAGATAGCAGTAAGCGTTGACCTAGCGTCAGGCACATTCACAATAACTGATCAGGATGCTGCAGTAACCGCACAGCTAAACATGGATGCGGAGTCTGGCACGTTTACTTATACTGGTCAGACTATCAGAAGGCAGCGTACTGAGGTAACTCAATCAGGAACCTTCACACTTACAGGACAAGATATAGGCACCCGTATAGCCTTAAATGAATCTCTTGAGGCTGGCTCCTTCTCCATAACAGGACGAGATATAACTGGCGATATAACTGAAGTTGTTACCTCTGGTTCATTTGCCTTAACTGGTAATGATGCTGATTTTGCAAAGGCAATGAATATAGATGCGGCTTCTGGATCGTTTGCTCTCACTGGTCAAGATGCGTCTTTTGCCTTGGCGGTCAGCGTTTCTTTGGATTCTGGTACGTTTGTTCTTACTGGTCAGGACACATCACAGAATATTACTGAAGTCATAGAGGCTGGTCCGTTTACCTACTCAGGTCAACCTGTTGTAATAAACAAGTCCATGAACTTAGCTGCAGATGCAGGATCGTTCGCGCTGACAGGACAAGATGCGACATTTGTTTTTGCCGTTACTATGAGCGTAGAGAGTGGAACATTTGTTCTAACTGGTCAAGATATACCGAAGTCCATTTCAGAACGCCTAGAGTCTGGGACATTTACATATACTGGTCAGGATATATCGTTTAAGCAGGGTGTGTTCTCTGGCAGCTTTGAGCTTGTTGTTGGCTTATCAAGTGTCACTGTCTATGGTGAACTTATCCCAAGTCAGAATCCAAACTATACAGATATAACAAATTCAGATGATCCAAACTGGCAACTTGTTGCTTAAAACTCAAATTGCACGTATACTTTGTGCAACTCAAATTAGTTCAATAGAACTTTAGAGAAGGTTCGATATGGCTTCATATACAAATATCAGTGGTGTCAAACTTATAACAACTGGCGATGAAGCTGGTACGTGGGGGGCCAGTACAAACACAAACTTAGAGATATTAGACGCTGCGTCTAAAGGCTTTAAGAAGATTACTATGGTAGATTCAGACTACACTCTACCTCTGGACAATAACCCTAGTGCCGTTGAAAATGGTCATTATGCGGGTATTGAGTTTTCTGGTGCCAACTCCGCCGAAAGAACTATTACATTAGAGCAGAACGATCATACACTTGTATATACGTTCCTCAATAATACAGGTCAAAACTTGGTTATTAAGCAGGGCGATGGTTCTGGTGGAACAGTTACGATAGCTGATGGCTTTAGTGCTATGGTGTTCTGTGATGGCGCGGGTACTGGGGCAAAGGTTACGGATGTATCTTCGGCAGCTAAGGCTCAAGCTTTAGCAAACTCAAGAAACTTTTCTATTACTGGTGATATCACAGCGGCAGCGGTTGCCTTTGATGGCACGGGTAACGTGGCTTTAAGTGCTGCAATAACAGCCGATACGATTGTAAACGCTGATATCAAGTCGGACGCTGCGATTGTAGACACCAAGCTGGCAACAATATCTACCGCAAGTAAAGTTTCAAACTCAGCCACAACAGCAACAAACGCCAATACTGCAAGTGCTATTGTTGCGCGAGATGGTAGTGGTAACTTTAGTGCTGGAACAATCACTGCGGCCTTAACTGGAAACGTAACAGGTAACGTGACGGGTAATGTTACAGGAGACTTAACAGGTGATGTGACGGGCGATCTAACTGGTACAGTTCTGACCGCAGCGCAGACAAACATTACGTCTTTGGGCACTCTCACAACCCTAACTGTTGATGACATTACCATTAATGGAAGTACAATTTCAGATGCAGGTGACTTGACCTTAGATGTTGGTGGGGACATTTCTTTCGATGCAGACGGCTCTCAAATATACTTCAAAGATAACGGCGTTGTAAGATACACTTTCAACCTAGACGCTACCCCTTCAATGGATGTGTCTGGTGAGTTTACTGTGAATGTATCCTCTGACATTACATTGGATGCAGATGGTGGAGATATCTATCTGAAAGATGACAACGTAACTGCAGGTAAGATAGACATATCAACCGCTAATGAGCTGAACTTTCACTCAGGTAATAACAACGAGCAACTCAAAGTTGTAGGCACAGGGGTCAATGCTGTAGGTGGTTTGCGAGTTGGTGATACTACAGCGCCTACAGATAATGATATCTATGCTACAGGCGATATTATAGCCGCTCAATCTATGGTTGCTGGGGATTCTATTACCGCAGGTAATGAATTGATCATGAGTGGAGGCGCATCAGACTGGACGTTTGAGATAGATGGCAGCAACAATCTAGTGATCCAATACAATGGAACATCTCTCTTAAAGCTAAGTAGCACTGGTGATTTGCAAGTAGCGGGTGATGTTGAAGCTGATGCGACTCTTTGAGGTATGTGATGGCGTTTACACAGTTAAGATTTAAACCTGGGATCAATAAGGAGATAACTCCTTACTCTGAGGAAAACGGGTGGATCGATTGTGACAAGGTTAGGTTTCGCTTTGGTTACCCAGAAAAGTTAAATGGTTGGGAAAAGAATAGTACTAACTCATTTCTTGGGAGCTGCCGTGGCCTTCATGAATGGGTTGCTCTCAGTGGTGAAAAGTTTCTAGGTGTTGGCACACAGTTAAAATACTACATAAAGCAAGGTACTGATTACAACGATATCACACCTATAAGGCTTACGACTAGTGCGGGCGATGTTACCTTTTCAGCTACCAATGGGTCTTCTACTATTACGGTCACAGAAGTAAATCACGGTGCTGTTGAAAACGATTTTGTTACCTTTAGTGGGGCAACTACTTTAGGCGGCAACATTACTGCAGATATACTAAATCAAGAGTATGAAGTTGTAAGCATTACTGACGGTAACACATATACAATCCAAGCCAGAACTGTAAGTACGATATCTAGCATAACAGAAGACGGATCGCTGAACCCCACTTTAGTCACGGCAAATTCTAGTGATACAGGGAATGGCGGCTCATCTGTTGTTGGTGCATACCAAATAGGTACAGGGCTTAACTCTGCAGTTTCAGGTACTGGTTGGGGTGCAGGTTTGTTTGGCGGTACTAACAACGGCGCACTACAGACAACTCTCAATGAAGGTGGGACACTTAGTGACAGCGATACTACAATTACTGTTACGTCTGCCACGGGCATTGTAGCAAGCGATGTAATCTTGATCGGTGGTACTGAGCTTGTTTTGGTTGGTGGGGTTAGCTCAAATGATCTTACTGGATGTACTCGTGGTCACAACGGTACAACCGCTTCATCTCACGCAGATGGTTCTGTAGTTCGCCTAACAGAGGGCAATGCCGATAGTGCAGATGACTTTAACGGTTGGGGTGAGGGCGTTGCCACAGGTACTCAAACAGCCACAACAGGTCTAAGAATATGGTCACATGACAACTTCGGGGAAGACTTGATCTTCAATGAACGTAACGGTCAAGTGTTCTACTGGGATAAAACAAATGGCGTGACAACTCGTGGTGTAGAGCTTTCCACACTTTCAGGAACGCCACGGTCTGTTCCGCAGAAGTGCGCTCAAATCTTGCTGTCAGACAGGGACAGGCACGTAATCGCTTTTGGCTCTGATGGGTTAGGTGGTTCATCTGATACGCAGGGCAATGGCACACAAGACCCCATGCTGATTAGATTCTCTAGTCAGGAAGACCCAATAGATTGGTATCCAACAGATACAAACACCGCTGGTGATTTAAGGATCGATACAGGCTCAAGGATTGTTCAGGCTGTTGAGACACGTCAGCAAATCGCTGTGTACACCGATACCGCTGTGTACGCCATGCAGTTTATTGGTCCGCCTTTTACCTTTGGTATAAATCTAGTTTCGTCAAACATAACTATCGCAAGCCCAAAAGCAGCCATTGCTGTAAACGATATTGTTTATTGGATGGGCAATGCAGAATTCTACAGCTATGCGGGTTCGGTCCAGAGAATACCATGCACCGTTCGTGATTACGTCTTTGATGACTTCAACATCAGCCAGATAGAAAAGGTTGTCGCGGGTTCAAACGTATCGTTTGCAGAGGTGTGGTGGTTCTATCCATCTGCGGATTCGGAAGAGAACGATAGATATGTAGTCTACAATTACCAAGAAGGTATTTGGTATATCGGTACACTAGCAAGAACAGCTTGGCTAGATCGTGGTGTTAGCAGTTTGCCAATTGCTACGAGCAGTGATGGTTACTTATACAATCATGAGACAGGCGCAAAAGCTGATGGTCAGGCAATGACTTCTTACATAGAATCTGGAGATATGGGTATCTCTGACGGCAACAACTTCAGCTTTATAAGCCGTGTCATACCTGACTTGAACTTCAGAGAAACTAACGTAAACGATACTACGGTAAACTTTGTATTGAATGCAAAAAATGCCCCAGGTCAGGTTAATCAGCAGACCGAAACAGACACTATTACAAAGACATCTAATGTACCAGTTGACCAATACACGAACCAGTATCAGACTAGGTTGAGAGGTAGAAGTTTTACCTTCAAGGTAGAATCAACCGATGCAGATGTGTTATGGAGACTTGGAATACCAAGGATAGACATAAGACAGGACGGTAGAAGATGAGTATAGCACCAGTACCATATTTTCCTGTGCCGCCTGTACAGTATTCGCCACAGTATATGGCAGAAATAACTAGGGCGTTTTCTACCTTTGCTTTGCAGATGACAAACCCTGCTATAGCAAAGCCCGTCCTTATAGAGATTCCAACGTCTGCTCAGTCTGGTGACAAGGTGGGGACTGTTTACGAGACTGAAGGCGTACTGAGAATAAAATTCGCTACATCCGCTGACAACACTGTCGGCCTACCATTACCAAGTTATACGGTGGCTACGCTACCAACTGTAGAGACAGGCACACTAATATACGTTTCTGATGGGGCTGCTGGCAGTCCTGTTGTTGCGTTTGGTGACGGGTCCAACTGGCTGCGTGTCGATACTAGAGCTGCCGTTTCTACTTAGGAGATCACTATGGCACACACGATTATAGACAACTACAAAATTTTCCCCAGACTGATGATGTTCGTTGTAACTATACTGACCTATCAAAGCGTTCACTGGTATATGGGATTGGAATCGCCCACAAACGGTCAGGCAGGTCTTGTATCTGTGTGTATGGGCGCACTCACTGGCTGCTTCGGCATCTGGATGAACAAAGAAGCTAAGACGGATCGTGGAGTAGTATAATGGCTACATATAGAGATGGTAAGCGAGTAGACGGTGGGCCTTCCGATAGGCACTATGAGATACTTGCATCTCATGGCAACACAGACGCTATCCCTCAAAGCAGAAGATCAGAGTTTGTCGCGGCTCCTGCTCCTAGACAGAATAGAGGCGGTATATTTAACAGTGGCTATACCAACATAAGAGATATGTTTGACGGCGGTGGCCCAGGCCGTAGCGGCGCTAGATTCTCTAGTAGAGACACAGGTGCATACGACACTAACAATGACAACTACATATCTGAAGCCGAATACTCTGCAGCATCAAGCAGTCCAGATTTCTCAAGAACTCAAGGTGGAATAGCAGCTATATCAAACTTTCTAGGAGCCAGACCTCGTGGCTCTTATGGGCGTGAACGCGCTCTTGGCCCGCGCGGAACTAACATTGGCACATCAGGTATTGCAAATTACATTGCTGGTGGTGGCATGTTTGGCCCCATGCTTGGAGGCGGTCCTACCAAACTCCAACAAGCATACCCAGGAATGGATCAGGGTATGATGTTTACTATTCAAAACTTGATAGATTCTGGAATGACACCAGAACAGGCTGCGGCGTATGTCGGAGCCAACAACACTGGAGGCTCTATTGTAAAGCCTATGCTCAGACCCACAATGGGAATGAATATGGGTGGATTGATGGCGCTGCGTGACTACAACATGGGTATGCAAATGGGTATGGGGCAGTCGGTATGATACAGGCACTGATAGGACCACTGACTGAACTAGCGGGTGGATGGCTCAAGGGTAAGGCAGATGCGCAAGCTGCCGCTGCAAACCTTAAACTTGTAGAGGCGGAAGCGAAAGCAACCATAATGAAGAGCGCCGCTACGAGCGAGGCGGAGTGGGAAAAGATTATGGCGCAGGGGACCATGAACTCGTGGAAAGACGAGTATCTGGTCCTACTTTTCAGTATTCCGCTAATCCTCTGTTTTACAGGAGATTGGGGGCGCACCACGGTAGCAGAAGGCTTCGCTGCTTTGGAGACAATGCCTGAGTGGTATCAATATACGTTGGGTGTAATCGTAGCTAGTAGCTTCGCCGTGAGGTCTGCTACTAAGTTCTTTGGCGGTAAGAAGTGATGGAAAACCTGAAGGTACCTATAGCTCTTGTGGCAGCGATGGCTGTGCAACTAGCTGGCGGTGTCTGGTGGGTATCACAACAGGCTGCAACCATTGCAAGCCTAGAAGAAACGGTTAGTCAGCTTGGTTCGAAAATGGCTATCGAAGATAACGTAAATCTAAAACGTGATGTTAAAGATGCGTTTATGGAGATTGAGTATTTGTGGGATGAGCTAGACGAGTTGTGGGAAGATCATGACAATCTGGCCCGTACAATCGGTGCAATTACCTCACTACAGCAGCGTGTGGCGTTGCTTGAAAACGAACTCAAATACGTCAATCGTGATCATGACAGTATGCTTGATATGAAGGGGAGTATGAAATGACTTTTAAACTAAGCAGACGTAGCCTAGATCGTCTTGAGGGTATCGACGATAGACTACAAGAAGTTGTGAAGATGGCTATCACGCTCACGAAAACCGACTTCGGAGTGGTGCAAGGGATGAGAACCATCGAACAGCAGAAGGAGTTGGTTGCCAAAGGTGCCAGTAAAACCATGAAGTCCAAGCACCTTGAGGGTAAAGCTTTTGACATTATGGCCTTTGTAAATGGCAGAGCGAGTTGGGAATTAAACTTGTATGATGACCTAGCAGATGCGATCAAAGAAGCAGCTACCGTACTTGGTGTGCCAATTTGTTGGGGCGCAGCTTGGGGTACACCCGATATGCCATACCCTATGGACATCCGTAAGTGGGATGGGACTATGGAAGAAGCCATGAATGCCTACATTGACTTGCGTCGATCTCAGGGACGTAGACCGTTTATCGACGGACCACACTTTGAATTGATAGGTTAGTCGAATGATGGTAAAGTGCAATTGAACTAATTGAGAGGTCTCAATGTTACCGTTTCTTTTAAGCTTAGGACTGCCCGCTCTTGCTAGTACTGGTGCGCTTGGTGCGACTTTGGGCGGAATGTCTGGCGCTGCCCTCGCTGGTATGGGCGCGGGGCTTGGTTCTTTTTTTGAAACTGGTGATGTTGGAAAGGGAATAAAAACAGGTTTAGTTTCTTTCCTTGGCGGCAAACTGCTTGGCGGACTAGGTGGTGGTGTATCTGGTTTAAAGGACTCAGCCGCTGCTGACGCAGTTCTTTCAGGATCAGCACAGGCATCTATGGGTCAAGGTGCGTTCAAAGAAGCTGTTAAAGCTGCTGGCACTAAGGTTCCATTCTCAGGAATACTTGGTGACAACGTGGGTTCTGCCATTCTGCAACCTGGGGTTATGACTGCAGCGGGCTTAGGTTCTGTTGCAAATGCCGCCCAGAAAGAGCCAGAAAAAAGAGAAGATGGTGAAAGATTTGAACCACCTCTACCAGCATCGCTAAAAAGACAGGTAACTATAGGTGATCCTCTAGAAGGTTCTGGTGAGCAAACTTACTTTGACTACACATATACCCCAGACCCTACGCTTGAATACCCGTACATCGACTACGGCACTTTGCAGGAAAGAAATAGACAAGGCGCAGGGATAATGGGCCTCGCTGAAGGTGGTGAAGTGGAATCTATGAATGAGAAAGACATCATTCTAGAATCCATCAAAGCCATAAAAGGAATGAAGGAAGACACAGAGGCTCAGGAAGTTTTGGGTGTATTCCTAGCGACATATGGTGAAGAAGCTCTTCGTGATCTAGTAAGCTCTGTGCAGTCTGGTGAGTTTGATGAAACTGTTGAGCGTTTTGAAAACGGTGAGAATGGAATCGTTCGTGGGCCTGGGGATGGTTCTGGAAGTGATGATAAAGTTCCTGCAACTTTAGATAATCAGCAGGATGTCCTGTTGACGGAAGGCGAATATGTCTTCCGCGAACCAACTACTGATGCGCTTACTAAAGCGTATGGTGGTGGCTTCTTAGATAAGATCAATGAAGCTGAGGGAGATGCACCAGAGGTGCTGAGAAAAATGGTGGGATAATTGAGAGTAAGTGCTGTTCCGAAGGAGGCGGTCAAGTACATATGGAAGGACGTTGAAAGGGTACTGAAGAAAAGTGTTGCTACTGCTGAAACAAAGATTCAGTTGATAGATGTTCTAAAAGGAATTCTGGACGACACTTATGTTCTTTGGGTAGTATTTGAAGAAGACAAAGTTGTCGCAGCATTTACTACTAGAATAATTGAGTATCCGCAGCGGAGAAGTATGGCACTTGATTGGGTAGGTGGAAGTAGAATGAAAGAATGGTTGGATATCGGTATGGAAAAGGTTATCGAATTTGCCTCTCTTAATAACTGCGAACACCTAGAAGGCTATGGTCGTAAGGCTTGGGGGAGGGCTTTAAATAAATATGGGTTCTACCCAGAGTATATTGCGTTTCGCATGGAGATAGAAAATGGGTAAAGGCAGTTCAACGCCAACACAGCAGGTAGTGCAATCAACAGGTCTGCCTGATTATGTTGACCCGTATTTTAAGCGACTTCTCAAGGGTGCTGAAGAGGCAACAATGCCCTTCGATCCAGAAACTGGAGAGTCAACCTACACCCCATATACAGGTGAAAGACTTACTCGAAGCGCAAATTACGGAGACATTACTGGTGCCAGACAAAATATCCGCAACATAGCGAATACAGGTCTTACTGGGATGAATGAAGCCCTTGCCGCCCAGAGGTCTGGTATAGCTGGCCTGACTACTCTAGCGGGTGCGCCTCCTAGCTTTACCGCGTCCTCGTTCTCTGCGACAGATGTTGACCCTTATTCTGGCTTCACCGCTGGCACGGCTAGTCCATATTCTAAGTTTACTGCAGGTACTGCAGACCCATTTAGTGAATTCCAAAAGGCAGACTTTAGCAAAGCTCAAGGAACAGCGTTTGATTTTGGACCCGCTCGTCAGTTCACAGGCCAAGAAGTCGCTGACTACATGGACCCATACATGCAGAACGTGGTTGATCTGCAGAAGCGTGAAGCAATCAAAGACTTTTCTCAACAGCAAGCTGGTAGAGATGCATCAGCAGTTCAAGCGGGTGCGTTTGGGGGTTCTCGTCAGGCCGTTGCTCAAGGTATGGCAGAACAAAACTTGCAGCAAAGACTTGGTGACATTCAGCAGGTAGGTAGCCAAGCAGCCTTTGACCGTGCAATGCAGATGTTTGAGTCTGATCGCGCAGCACAAATGGATGTTGAGGGTCGCCGCGCAGCAGAAGCAGCCAGAGTTCAGGGTATTGACGTTGGCGAAACAGGACGCACACAGACGGGTGCCGCAGCAGAGATGGCACGAACACAGGCCGCAAGAGCGGCTGAACTTGCACGGACCCAAGGCATTGGTCTTGATGAGGCGGCGCGAGTTCAAGCGGCAGAGGCGGCAGAGCTTGCTAGAACACAGGGCATCGGGATTGATGAGGCCGCTCGTATACAGGCGGGTAAAGCTGCTGAGTTAGGTCGCACACAAGGTATCGATGTTGGTGAGGCGGCTCGTATTCAGGCAGCAAGTGCGGCAGAGCAAGCTAGAATTCAAGCGGCTAGAGAAGCACAAAGATACGGAACTGCAGGTTTATATGGCGATATAATGGGTGCAGGTCGCGGTCTTGTGGGCTTAGGTGAGCTAGAGCGTGGCACTGATATACAGGGTGCGCAGCTTCTAGAGACATTAGGACGTGACATTCGTGGGGAAGATCAGGCTAGACTTGATCTTGCATATCAAGATTTCTTGCGTCAGCAAGACTATCCGATCAGTCAGTACGAGAGATACGCAGGTATCCTAAGTGGTGTGCCGACTGGTTCTTTGGATCGCACAACTCAGCAGTATGCAAGCTACAATCCAATCCAACAGGCTCTTGGTGCAGGAATCTCTGCACTTGGTTTATACAGGGGACTAGGCGGAGGTTACGGAGCTTAACATGAATATCATAGAGCAGACAGAAGCACTCAAAGACCTTCCCGATCAAAGATTAATGCAAGAGATGCAGGCACCCACAGGGCTTGCGCCTCAATTTCTTGTTCTTACTGAGCTGAAACGCCGCAAGAGAATGCGTGATGACTATCAGCGTCAGCAAGCCGCTGACATGAAGACGGTTGCCGAAGAGACTATCACCGCCGCAGGTGTCCCGCAGGGTGGCATCATGCAGATGGCTCAAGCCATGAACCCAAATAGTTCAATTGCACAAAACACTGGAATGGACCAGGCACCTCAAATGCAGCCTACCCGCATGGCTGATGGCGGTGTAGTTGAAATGCAAACAGGTGGTCTAATTACTGCTATCGCTAATTTAAAAGCGAACTATCCAGAGATTTATGCACAATACAAAGACTCACCTAATCTAAACCAAGTTGCTATAGCAGCAATGGATGGCATGGTTGCAGAAACACCAGAGCTTACTGGCTTGGAGCAGATGGAAGGGGGACGCAGTTTTGATACCTTGCGTGGTTTATTCACTGACCCATCTAATCGTGCCGTTACAAGGCAAGCACTTGAAACTGAGGCAATGCAGTCAGAGCTTAACGCTGCCGCTGAAGCTCAACGTAATGCTGCTCTTGAGCAGGGTGGTGAATCTTTGTTTTCGGAAGGCTCTGTCACTGAGTATCTAAGGGGTACACCAGAAGGCGGCTTCCCCAGAACCAGTGAAGCGTATGGTATTTCAGGAACTATGGTTTCTCCAGATGTTGAGGACTATATTCCATCACAAGGTGGTGTTGCAGACCAGAGCTTTGTTCTGCAAAGGCCAGAAGGTGCGAATCTTAATGTTCCGTCCACAATGGGTGGTGATAGGCCATCTGGTATAGATGCATCTACGTTTAAAACTTTTGATGTAAGAAGTGGTATGGGTGATGTATACGCTGAACCTGAGAAGATTAGGGCTGCAGAAGATGCTGCTCTTGCAGGCATTGGTTCTCTTGGTGGTGCGCTTACAATGGATGAAGCCATTGCAGCAGCAGCAAGACAGAGAATGGATGCTCCTATAAGTCCTCAAGTTGAGCAGCCAATGCTTGTTGATCAGATGGCAACAGCAAGCATCGAAGATGAATCCCCAATGATCGCAGAGCTTGCTCGCCAAGCTGAAATCAAGCGCATGATGGAGATCAACGAAATCCCAGAACCTTCTCCAGAAGCTGGCCCAATATCTTCTGCCTTAGTTGACCTTGGTGAGGCGGGAATTGAAGGTCTTGGAAGTTCTTTTGAAGCAGGTGTTGATGCTCTCCAGTCCTTGACAGAAGGTGGTGATGAAGGAATGCCAGAGCCTACCCCTGCGTCCGCACTACCAGAAGGGTTTACACTTGGTGATGGGACAACAGCAGAAGGTTCCTTATCGTTTGGTGAGATGCTTTCCAGACCAGAAGATACATCCACTGCCCCAGCGGGTAAAAAAGATACTGGCGGACAGAAGGCTAGTGCAACATCATCTCTTGGGGGCATCGAAGGTCGTATTGCACAGATGCTTGAAGATAAAGAGAAGAACGCTCAGAGCGATAAGTGGATGGCACTTGCTCAGGCAGGTATGGCCCTTATGTCATCAAAGGAACCAACGCTTGCGGGTGCCATAGGTGAAGCAGGTCTTGTTGGTGTGGGTGCCTTGAAGAAAGGTAAAGCTCAGTATGACAAAGATGTTCTTGATCTTCTAACTCTACAGCAACGTATAGATGCACAGAAAGCACGGGCTTCTAGAAAGACTGGTGGTCTAACTGCAAGCAATATGATTAGCTTGATGGATGATCTTCGTGATTATAAAGGCGACATTCAAGATAGAATTGATGCCCTCAACGATCCTACAAACTTGATGAGTGAAGAAGAGAAGGTCGCACAGCTTCAAAGACTTCAGGCAGAATTGATGCGCACTGATATCGAGCTTGGCACTTATCGTAACGCTCTTCGTGGGGGTGGATCAACCACAACTCCGATTGACGTAAGAGGTGGATCACAAACTCAGAGTGGTGTAGGATACAGCTTAGGCACAGCTACACAATAAGGAGATGACTCTTGGGCGTTTTTCAACAAGTAGGTCAGTTCTCTGGTAATCCATATTCTTTCACTATCGCGGGTGATGCACCGACTGAGCAGGAAGCTGCTCGTATCTCGCAGATATTAGATCAGCAAGAGTCACCTTATCGTCAGCAATATGAGTCCATGTATGGCGGTATAGCTGCGCTGCCTCAAGCAGAGGAAGAAGAAAACGATGAGATGGCTCTTCGTAGAAGTCTTCGCCTTGGCGGTCAGCAAGTAAAGTCATTGTTTGGTACTGCCGTTGAAGAAGCGGGCAGAGGTTTTGGCTTTGAGGGTGTTGAGCAATTTGGTCGAGGTATGGAAGAATCCGCAGAGCAACGTCTGCGTGAGCTTCAAGAAGATACCCCAGTAACACGCCTTGAGGATGTAGATGATCTATCTTCTGCATTAACTTACACTGGCGAAACTGTAGGTCAGCAGGTTCCTATTCTTGGAACAACATTGGCGGGTGCGGGTGCAGGTTTCTTAGTTGGTGGTCCATTTGGTGCTATCGCAGGTGGTGCTGCGGCATCATTCCCACTTCTTTTTGGTGGAAACGTACAGCGTCAAGAAGAGCAGGTCGCCAAGGGTGAGCTTAAAAGTGTAGATATCGAAAAGGCTCTTGTTGCAGCAGGCGGTCAGGCTGCAATTGAAGGTATTGCAGGTCGTATTCTTGCTCTTGCGCCCTTCGCCAAGGGAGCGGGTAGCATATGGACGAGAGCAGCCAAAGGTGTTGGTGTCGGCACTGCTGCAGAGGTTCCAACTGAGATTACACAGCAGCTTATAGAACGCGCTCAAGCAGGTCTTCCTATAGATAGTGACGAAGCTATAAAGGAATACGTCGAGGCAGGTGTTGCTGCAGGTATTCTTGGTGGTGGTATCGGTGGTATTGGTGGCACCTTACAAAGAGATACTCGTGATGATGACAAGAGTAGAGAGCTTAACGAAGATATCGTAGAAGCTGCTGCTGAGACAAGAGATCGTTTGGGTTACGCTTCAACTATTAGCCAAGAGATAACTAAAGAAGCAGAGGCGCAAGCAGAAGCCGCAATAGATGCAGAAACCGTTGAGGCAAAGGAGCGCAATGCTCAAGAGCCAGCGGCATTCTCTGAGGTCACAACAGAAGAAGAGTTCTCTGGGAAAACATTTAACAAGACGCAATATGATCGTGTCCTTCAGCAGATCAAAGCTGACATTGCGCGAGAGAAAGCACTGAGTGTCACTGGCATACAGCAGGGCGTAAAGAAAGATATACCTGAGACAAAGGTCAGTCAGGTTCGTGACATCATGTCAGAGCTAGAGGCACGAGGATACTTACAGTCTCAGCCACAACCTGCCGCAGTTCGTGATCGTGCGACAGGTGTTAGATATACACCTGCTCCTCAGTACGCAGCCACACAGAACATCGTGCCTCAATTGAAGACACCAGATGTTTCCTATCGTCGCCAGATCGATATCGCCAATGAAGCGATAGAGAAAAACAACCGCATCATGGAAGACCTGAAACTTGATCTGGATTCCGTCCGTCAGTTTGGTCGAGACTTACAGGGTAAGCGTACCAGTGAGGATGCGATTAACTACGAAATCACAAGGCTTGGTGAGCGCAACAAGCAGTACAATGGCGTTGTCAATGAAGCACAGCAGGGGCTGCAGCGCCTTGGTCGCTTGCCGTATGTGCCTCGTGTAACGCCTGAATTCAACAGATCACAGAAGATCGAACGCAAGGTTGCAGCAGCCAAAGCGCGTAGCGTTGCAGATCAGGTCAAAGAAAAAGTTCAATCGAACAAACCTGTATTCACACCTGCCCTGACTGAGAAACAGGACAAGGTGTTCAAGTCTATTCGTGGTCGCCTTGATGGCTATGGACTAAAAGATGTTCGCCTCAGTGCAGAGCAGATTGTCGATGGTGGTGAAGGTACATACAACCCAACCAACCGCATGATCAGTTTGTCTATGGGTTTATACGATCCAAAGCTATCAGAGACAGAACTGTTTGACCGTGTGGGTGAGGTTCTTGACCACGAGACAGTTCATGCCCTGAAGGAGATGAACGTCATCAAGCCCGATGAATGGAAGGCACTGACCAATGCAGCAGCTAAGGTTAAGTACACCAAGTTAAAGGGCGGCGAAAAGCAGAAGCGCAAGTACACATATCTAGACAGAGCCAAGCGTTTGTATGGCGATATGGATGGTGAAATCCAGTCTGAGGAAGCCGTTGCGGAGATGTTCCGCGATTATAATGCGGGAAGATTAAAGCTCGCTGGGAAGCCCCAGGGACTGTTCACGAAGATTAAAAATTTCTTCAAGTCTATCATTGGCGGGGCTACAGATAATGGCTTCACAGATGTTCAATCAATCTTTGATGAGATAGTCGTAGGCAACATTGGGCAGCGTGAGCGTGATGTGGCTGTTGATCTGAGCGTAGAGCCTGAGTCTAGACAATCACGTCTTGGTGGGCTTCCGCCTCAAGCTCAGGCTGCAATCAGAGACTTGAGTGCATTCCTGCAGACATCACCAAGCAAGGCTGAAATTGAACGCCACCCTGCTGTTGAGCTTGTTGTTCAGGCAATGTCAGGTCGCAGCCAGACAATAGACGCAGAGGGATATGGCTCTAGTAATTGGCATGAAAATAGAGTATACAATGTTCGTGGTGACCAAGTCAGAGGCACACGAAACGTACTCCCAGTCATTATCAAAGACGCTCTAACCCTGCCATATAGAGAGATGGGTCTTGGATATCAGCCCATTGCGTATGACAGAAAAGCGTTTGTTCTTATTGGCCCACCTGCCGCAGGTAAATCCACAATTGCCAACGAGCTTGCAGTTGCAAACAATGCAGCAATCCCAGATGCGGATGAGGTGAAGGCATTTATCCCAGAGTTCGATGGCGGTATTGGCGCAGGTGCGGTGCATGAGGAGAGCGTTGAGCTTCTAGCTGCAGCACAGAATTCAATGATGGATCAGGGTCTGAACATTATTGCTCAGAAGGTTGGTCATAGTGACAAGAGTATTCGTAAGCTAATTAATTCCTTCAAGGATAAAGGATACGATGTAAGTCTGATCAACATGTCAGTGACACCAGACATTGCGTTTGGTCGTATGCTGTCACGGTTTATCAAGAAGGGTCGGATCATCCCGCCTGATTACTTCAATGACATTGGCACAAAACCAAGTGCCGTATACAGAACTCTAAGAGAGGAGGGCATCGCTGATGGCTATGCAGAAATCGACAACAACGGTGCCTTCGGGGCAGACAAACCAGTCCTCGACATCTCAGGGAAAAACCCGCTTATCGGCTCTAGGTTCAATCCTCAAGTCGGAGGACAGAGAGCCGTCCAAGGCACTGAAGCAAATATTGACAGACAACCCGATACGCTTGGAAGAGATGCTTCCTTAAAGTTCTCCAGACTTCAGCGCAGCCCAAGCGTAGGCGGTCTTCAAGACTTTATTCGCAGTAACCCCGATGGTTTCACCATTGACCCTGTGTCTATGGAACCTGCATCTGGGGGCTTTGTTGTAGCCCCACTGAAAGAGGCAGAAATAATTGTCGGAGAGACCTTGCCAGAAGAGGTATTATTAGGTTATATAGAGGACAATAAGGACATATCTGCAGCGATCAACAGACCTGTATACCTTGGTGGTTGGTTCGACAATGACTCTCAGCAATATTTCCTAGACAATACTTTGATACTGCCTACTGCAGAAGAAGCACTTTACATTGCTGAGGCTGCAGATCAACTGGCGATCTTTGACCTGAATAATTTTGAGGAGATCAGGACCAATGAAGGAATCAGACAACTCCAAGAAAGTGGTGCTTACAGAGGTGACACCGCAATCGGATACCAAAGAAACCTTGCGGAAGTTGGTCGCCGCTTTGCGGAAGCAAGGGATAACCGTAACGCCCGCCAAAGAGAACAGCTTACTAGAGGAGTAGAGGGCTTTAGGCAGTCACGTCTAACCCTACCTCTAACACCTGAGCAACGTGCCGCTAGTATTCTGGATTACCTAGACCCAGATACTGGTCAGCCTAAGTTTAAGAACAAGCAGGGTTCAGAAACCCTTGTAAGTTTTGCCAACAAGCTGCTTGAGCTTAGAGGCACTCGTCCATATGACATCGTCAACTCAGAGCAAGACCGTGAAGAGGTTGCTCGTATCATGGCTGCTGAGGCAGAGGCTGCGCTTCTATCTAGCAGTGATGCGATTGGTTGGTACGATGCCAAGCTAAAATTAGCCAAACAGATTTTGTTCCCCGTGTACCCAGAGGTTTCTCCTCTACGTCCAGATGGTACAGAGAACCCATTGTATGACCCTGCATCTGAGCATGCGTTTGACTATGCAACAGCCGTCACCTCAAACGGTTTATCAGTAATCGATAACTACCTGCTGGCATCTCGCCAGTATGACGCATGGAAGAACAGTCAAGACGGAAGGTTCCCATTGTCTTCCTCTGGCAAGCAGGGTCAGTCCATGATCAAGGCATGGGAATTCTGGAACGCACTCACTGATCTTGGATATGACTCAAACCAGATCAACGAACTCCTCACAATGCAGATGCGTAAAGGTGACCTTGCTGCCTTAATGACAGATGTCTTTGGCGTTGAGAGAGTAAAAGACCTGCCATTCAAGATCGATGGCAAAGAGTTGGCTGACGAGATTGTAGGCGTTGCCTATGTGATAGGTCCAAAGATTGGTAATGGTTTCTATCAGAACCTGCGCGGCAACTTTAATCCACTTACAATGGACCGCTGGTGGATGCGCTTTGTTAACCGCATCACTGGTAATCCTATCGTCAATTATCGTGACGAGCTTGTACAAGAAAACAAGGACAAGCTATGGGAGCTTATCTCCAACCCAAGCAGCTTGACAGATACTGACAAGCAGCTCCTGGGGGATACATTGGAATCTCTTGATATCACTACTATTGAGAAAAGTGATATTGAACTTATTGCTCCACAGGTACAAAAAGTCTGGGACAAGAACTTCTACAACAAGGCATTCAATGACAAGCTAGATGAGCTTGCTGATCAGTATGACTTCGTCGTTACGTCTGGCGGCACTATCACTGGTCGAGATGCCAACAAGGTTAAGAAGTTAGCTCAAGATGCACGTCCTAAATCTACAGACTTGGCACTAGCAGCCAAGAACTTTGCAGCGAAAATAAAGCCTGAGCTTCAAGAAGACCCACGAAATGCCCGCGAGCGTTCAGCTATGAGGGCTGCTGCAAATCGTGCTCGTGATCTACTTAGCAACTTAGGTGTCGATTTAACTAACGCAGACTTCCAAGCTCTTATGTGGTACGCAGAGAAGCGCATCTTCGAGGCTGGGGGTGTTCGTAAAGGTCGTGGTGATGACAACGACTACGCTGATGGCGCGATTGCCATCCTCAAAAACAAAGGTGTAAGCGATGACAAAATCAAAGCCACACTCCCCGATTCAGAGCGAGGAAGGATCAGTGGTGTCAAATCTCAGCTCGACAGAGATTCTGAAATTGGCAGAGAGGTTGATGCGATACAACGAGGCCCAGAAGAAGGGAACTTCTTCGCCCCAAGAGAGCTAACACTTCTTGATGGGTCGATGGCACCTCAGTCACAACTGACTACAGATCAGCTACAGCAAACAGAATCTGACCTGTCAGGTATAGAAGTCGATCCAGAGTTACCGCCTCAAAGGTTCTCTCGCATGGTTCCCGCACAGGCACTTGTACCTGTACGTGCGCCAGTCAACATGGCAGATGGGTCACCTAATCCTGTCTATGGGTACTTCAGAGATGATAGCACAGGTCGGCTTCGCCCTATTGTTCTGCCCAAGGGATCACACAAGACATACGAGAGTGGCGTTGAGGTAGGTCAAGGATTGTTCCACATTCAGCAGCGCAACCATGACAAAGAGCTTGTACTTAACTCAGGATACAAGCGTGTAGAGAATGCCATCTTTGATCTTCTTCGTCGCTGGCAAGATCAGGGATATGATGACGGTGAAGCGGTCATCTCCTATCCAAGTCAAGGCAATATCGTTCTTGAGTGGCGGAACAACATGGCGTTCAAAGCGCCACCTATGCGTCTTGTTCTGCAGTCAGGTCGTGAGCTACCAAATGCACCTGCCAAGGATGTGTTCTATGTTAAGACATTCTTCCCGATCCTAGAGAAGAAGGCACGTAAGACGGCACCTGTTCGTGCATCTCGTATGTTCAGTGCATTGCCAGAACAGATTGAAACCAAGAAGTCTTCATTAACTTATGCCAGAACATCAGACGTGTTGGCAAAAGGTCTTGGCTTCTTTGTTCCAAAAGAAAAGGCTCAGACTGCAGCGGACGGAATAATCCGTAGGTTCCAAGACAACATGCTGCCAGTTGGTCGCATGATCCAAGAACTTCAGCAAAAGAATGCTACTATCACAGATGCATTTGATCCGTACCTACAGGAAGAATTGTATCATGGCCGTGTCGGTGCAGAGATTGAGAGCCGTGAGAAAACAATCTACAAAGATGCCGTTGACGCAGTTAAGGGTGTTAACATTGCTCAAGGTAAGATTGATCAACTGAAAGCTCTCTCTGACAAAGCATCAGAAACTGGTGATGGCTTCGTTAAGAAAGCCCTTGATAGCTACCCAAGCAAGAAACTGGCGGTGGTTGATGCTGTTCTTTATGCGACACATGCCAAGGAACGTAACGCATTCATTAGACAAAGAGACCCAGACAATACATCTGGTTCTGGTATGTCAGACACAGAAGCTGATGCAATCTTAGCATGGGTAGCAACACTAGATGCACCAAGTATCGCAGCATTGCAGCAGGTTCAGCAGAGTGTTCGCAGCATTGTTGGCAACACAAACACAACACGAGCAGACTACGGCCTCATACCAGAAGACTTACGCACTGATACTAACTTCAATTCTTACGTGCCTCTGCGTGGCAAGGTAGACTTGTTAGAAGATGAGATGGATTTCACTCGCCCCGCAGGCGGTGCTCCGTTTGGGGTGCGAGGAAAAGAAGATCGTCGTGCGCTGGGCCGTTTCGATTATGCCACAGATATTCTGGCAACTGTAATCAATCAGAACCAGAATTCTGTCGTTCGTGGTGAACGCAACAAGGTCGGCCAAGCATTCATTGGATTGCTTCGAGAAAACCCAGACAAGACCCGTGGCTATGGTCGTATCCTAGATCGTATGCCAACACGCCGTGTGTTGGACTCATCAGGTAAGGTAAGAGAAATACCTGACATGATGGGAGGGCAAGACCCTAACATCTTTGTTGCGAAAGAAGATGGCAAGGATGTCTTTGTTGAGTTAAACGATGTTCGTTTAGCAAACGCGCTGAAGGGCACAGACGGAACAGGTGCGAGTTCTCTGTCTGGTATTAACCGCGCACTTGGAAAGCTGAACAGATACCTGTCTAACATCAACACCTCTTACAACCCAGAATTCTTTATCACCAACATCGTTCGCGATATTCAGACAGCAGGTATTAACGTGCAGCAGTTTGATGCGGATGGTATGGTTAAGAGTATTGCCAAGGATTACACCAAAGCATTTGGTGGCATTAAGAGAGCAATCAGAAACGGTGACACAAATAGTGAGTGGGCAAAAATATATGCCGACTTCGTCCGTGATGGTGGTCAGAACTCTGCCAACCCTATGAATAGTGTAGCTGATCAGATGGCAAACATCAGCAACTTGCTAGGTGATATTGCTGAAGATGGTGTGCGTGGCAAGTTCAACAAGATGAAGAACAGCTTCGCAGGTGAAAAGACTAAGTCACTTCTAAAGTTCCTAGAAGACTACAACACTGTGGCTGAGAACGCTGTACGTGTTGCTGTATACAAGGGACTCAAGGATAAGGGGTTCTCGAACGAGAGAGCAGCACAGGCCGCACGTAATGTGACTGTAAACTTTGGGAAAGGTGGAGAGTACAAAACTCTCATGAACTCTTACTACTTGTTCTACAATGCATCTGTACAAGGTTCATTTGCACTTTTCAACGCGTTCTTAAAATCGCCAAAGGTTCGCAAGCTATGGGGCGCATTGATTATTTCAGGTGTTATGCAAGATGTTATTAACTCTGCATTCTCTGAAGAAGATGATGACGAGATCAAAGTCTATGACAAGATACCTGATTACATCCTTGAGCATAACCTGATCCTACCAACATTTGGAATGGGTGACAGATCGTACCTCGCTATACCAATGCCGTATGGGTTGAACATGGCTGTTAATGCGGGTCGTGCATTTAGCCGTACACTACGTGGCGAATACTCTGCATCAGAGGGTGCCAACTCAATCATCATGACAGCAGTGGACGCTCTGAACCCAATCGGGGGCACTGAGAACATGGCGAACTTTGTGGCACCAACTGTGGCTGATCCATTCATTGAGATCATGCGCAATGAAAACTATGCGGGAGTGCCAATATATAAGCAGCAGTATCCTGGGGACCAATCGCCTGATAGCCAACGATACTTTAACAGCGTAAGCCCGTCAGCACGTTGGGTTACTGACAACTTGAACTCCTTGACAGGCGGCACTAGCGAGATGTCTGGCTTCGTGGACTGGAACCCAGAGATCATGGATTACTGGTTCGAATATCTGACTGGTGGTATTGGGCGGTTCGTACAAAGAACAGGTGAACTCCCTGCTCGTATCTACACAGATGGCTTCAATGAAGACCTGACCCGCGAGATACCTTTCGTTCGCAAAGCAATCGGTAGCGTGTCAGAGCGTGAGAACATCGGGTTATTTGTTGAGAAACGTGATCGCATCTTGAACGTGGGTTCAGAGATTAAGGCGGCACAAGAAGCGGGTGACCGTGGCCGCCTCATGTCAGCGCAAGAGAAGTACTCTGAAGAGATTGCTCTACTGCCACGCGTCAAGGCTATCAATAATGCTATTAAGAAAATATCGCGGCAGCAAAATGCTATCCGCGATAATGTAAATCTTCCTGATAGTCAGCGCCAGTTGTTGTTGGAACGCTTAGATAAGCAGAAGCAAATGCTATACGCTCGTGGCAACATGATCATGAAGGACTATCGATAAAGTTCAATTGAACAAAAAAGAGGGGGCTTTTAGGTATTGACCAAATACCAACCCCCTCTTGTCCAATCACCTCGAAAGGATACTAGGCTTGGACTGCCGTGGTTAAGTGTATGCCTTTCACAACGCACTCACGGCTTACGGCCCAATGACGAGCAGTATCATTGGGGCTTTGTTCATTTAAGCATTACAAATCTGCTAGTAGGGATTAGGCCGATGGCTTCAATGTCGGATGGATCGTTGCGGCGGTTCCATCCCTCACCACTGAACTCAACCTCGCACTTCATATCAAGGTTGCAGTAACCAGTTCTGTCTGACCACTGAACCACAAACAAGCAAGGTACGTCACACACGTTCTTCAGGTTCTGTGCCATAAGTAACTTGGTTAGTGATATGAAGCATGTTGGATACTTATCATACGGAACATTCCTATGTCGCATCTCAACGAATGCCTGTATCTTCTTGCCTCGTAATGCAACGTAGTCAAACTGTGCATACTTCATCTGACGCTGCATCTTGCACTTCCACTTTTCTTCCAAAAGAAGCGCAAGTTGTCTTTCGTTTTCTGCGTCAGCTTGGTTCTCGTAGGTTGGTTTCATGTTTACTATCTATCCACTCTAATATCTCTGAATACTTCCAACGCTTAACACGCTCACTAAAGACAATCTCTTTAGGGAAGCTCTGGTCTTCTTTTATAATCTTACGCATAGACTTGGGATGCATTGACATCATTTCTGCCACCCCATGAATGTCCATTAGCTTTTCTTCCATTGCCGAAAGTCCTCTCGTAGTGTTTCAAACTTGCTTCGGGCATCAGGATTATCTCTAAACTCTGACCGTGATTTGATGCCACAGTATTTACGAACAGCGGCGACTGCCGCATCTTCGATCTTGAATGGATCGATATCCTCTATCAATCCACAGTCATGCAGGTACTCACCAAACTCTTGGTTACGGCACAGTAAACCTGCTGATGCTATCAGTCGCTCGACGCGCTGAAACTCTTCTCGTGTCTCTGGCTCGTCCTCATCGTTGAGTCGAACCATAGCCACCATGTATCTTGTCCCCACCCAGTCAGTGTGTAGTTCTGAGGGGCAGTCATTTGGGTGCACGTTGAGGCGTAGTATGATGCCGTTCCTGTCCTGAGACATGGATACCTTTACGGCCTCGAACCCCATTGCTGCATCTCTAATGTTACTCATTGTATCTTTCCCAGTTTCTCTTCGCCCACTCTAAAGGATCGATCCCTTCTAAATCCCACCATGTACGCTCATCGCCAAAGCGATGCAGTGTCATGTGACAGTCGTGACACAGAGGTACAGCCCAGTTATCTCCCGACCTGATGCCTACACCACGTTCCCCAACATGCTGTAGGTGGTGCGCCTCTGCGCCACGTCTGCACACTAAGCAGGGTGAACCCCGCAAAGTATTCAGATACTTCTCATTCCGAATGTTTTTATGTTTCGGAATGAGCATAGATTACGCCAGACCGCACTTCTTCTCGTCCCAGTCTTCCATATAGAAACCATGCTTTGGAAGTGATGCCTGTTTCATTTCGGCTCCTACTCTGAACTTGTGCCAAGACAACATGATGTATTTCATCCTAGTTATCGTGGTGTACTTGTCCGATCTCATGTCACTATTTATCAGCTTGTTCCTTATGAAGACGATAGGATCGTATTCATAATTATTCTGACCATCGCGCCATGTTCTTATGAATTCATTGGCTTCTTGTTCGTATCCAGTTTGAGTTCCGACATAATGCATAGCTGCAAGAACATTGTCAGACTTATGGAATGCTCCAATGCAATAAGACACACTCTCTGCCAAGTTTGGATGCTTATCTAGAATTGCATCAAGCTCATTGACTGTCCAACCATGATCCTTTGGGTCTCTCTTAGCTATCAGGGCAAGCATCTTTGTAGATGCAGCAAGTCTATTGTAGTTGACATGCCCATTGATTTTTAATTGATCTCCAAAGGTTCTCTTCTTTCCACTATCAATTGTAAGCATAACTTCATCTGGCAATTCTTTAACCAGTATTGTCCAAAATGGTTCTTTGGATTTCTCACATGCCATCAATCTTTGCTGACCATCTAAAAGAACACCTGTTTCAGAAACACAAATAGAGTGTCCGTTAAAAATGAACATACGAGCAAGCATGTCTCTTGCATAAAGAGAGACAACTTTATTGTTCGCTTTTCTATTCTTTGTATTGATGTCTAAAAACTCTTTGGCTTTAGATGGTGTCATCAAATACTTCTCGACGCTTACGTTAGCAATCCAGTCTTCGACGTTACGATGTTTCATAGCTTTCTCCACTCGCTTGAAAATTAAAATGGTATCTCATCGTCCATTTGATTGGACGAGTTCTGATTTGATGGATACCCTGACGGTGCTTGGTATCCGCTGTTGTCTTTGCGCTCTCTCAACAAGTCGCTGCGCAATGACAGAAATGGCTTGCCATTCTTCGACACTTTTCTCCAACCAACTAGGTTTGCTTTTGGGTTCTGCACCCCTTCTTGTAGTTGGTTCCATAGGTCAGTCACCGTTTCATGATCCATTTCAATGTTGCCAGTATAGTCTGGCTGACGTTCATTCTGCTTTCGATCATTTTGAAACAGAATTCCTGATGCGGGATATTGTTGCGACATTACTTCTTCTCCTTCGCAAGTTCTTTTTTCTTAGTTGAGATCGCTGCCCCAACTGACTCATAGGCTGTGGAAGCCTCTTCTTTTGCGCGTTCAAACAATGGTTTGTTTGCCACGTAAAACTTATTCAAAGTCTCCGTACTCTTGATAGAATTAACCCAAGCTACAGCTACATCTGCCCAAGCATCCCAATCGTATATGGCACGAGGCTCACGATCTTCTTTCTTGTAGGCACCTGCGTTTATCATGTATCCAAGCGGTTCGCCTGGAGCTTCCTCTTCTTTTTGTTCAATTGAACTTTTTTCTGAGGCGTTCTGTGGGGACGTTACAGGCGAGTTTACTTTCTTTGTGGGGGTGGGGTTAGGTTTTTTCTTTACCTCTTCCTGCCGCCCCTCTCCGTCACTCTGAGGGATATCCTCACCTGCATAGATGTAGTGACCTAGTCCGTGCATGGCGATAGCCTTCGCAAAGCAGCGCATTCTAGCGTCACTGATCTGTCGTGATGTTGGCCCAGAGATAGCGTTGTTTCTGTTATCCATAACAGGCAACCACATCATGTGGTCCTGATCTTCTACGGTCACAGTGACACGCACTTCAACGGTGCTATCTGGGTAAATGATATCGTCGTGAACTTCATACGATGCATTGGGGTATTTAGATTTAACCTCACCCCAAGCCCAAGCCCAAGACAGATAACTCAATCCCATCTTCTCTTGCTTCTTATCATTCACGTTAATTGAGGATAGTGTTTTCCATACTGACATTACTTTCTCCATCCAGTAAATTGTTCACAAAACTCCGCTACTCCGCAGTAGTTTCCTTCGCATCGGGTCTTCTCGCCCTTTCTGTGTTCGATCTCTAGCTTCCTATCGCTACCATCGACATGCTCCTGAGCTTTCTCCAGACTGTCCCAGAGTTTCAAAGCTCTCTTCTTCCCCGCTTCTTTAACAGCGTACTGATCTGGCTTTGCCCATTGATCTTCCGTTGAGCAGCGGGGGAACTGATCGTATAGATCATAGTCCATCTGTGCTTCTTGGTGGGCATCGACGCGCTCGTAGATATAATCCTCACGTTCCTCTTTGCTCCACAGGGGAAGCTCCACAACCACCACTGGTGCCTGTGGATACTCAGGATCGAACTGAGCCTTGCGTCTTTGCCAGTCTCTGAGGATAGCGCAGATGCGTATCTTACTCACTGTCTTCCCACGATTGGAACCGTTGTCAGAGTTTTCAACAAGCCAAGCATAGCAGTTTTGCTGACGCTCCCATTCCTTCTTGCCAAGGATTACTGACCAAGCTGACGTAACCTTGTAGTCCGTTATCTGCACGGTGCCATCAGGAAGAACCTCTTGATGGTCAAGCGCACCAGAAAGAACCCAGTTAGCCACGGTTGCGTAAAGGCGTTCCTCTACCTGCACATGCTCTGGGTCATCGGCACTTTCAAGAATGTGATGGACTGCCGTACCAAACAGAGGCCAGATCATATCAGTGACATCTGTCTCTGCATCTTTGGCGTATAAGTCTTTCATAATCCGCACTCGTGGTGCGTCGATCAATGTTGTTACGCTGATGTCTGCCTTGCCTTTCGTGTACTTATCGTCACGAGCAAAGTTCAAGAACGCATCAGGCAAGTCGTACTTGTTTGTGATTTTCATTGTTTTCTCCACTGGTCTGTAGTTAAATCACACATGGAATACAAAGTCAAATAGGAATATTTAGGGGAAGATATGAGCAATTTTGACGTTACATTTACGGTATATGGTGAACCCGCATCGAAAGCAAACTCACGCAAGATGGTAGTGATCAAAGGGCGACCTGCCCTGATCAAGTCAGCCAAAGCGAGAGCCTATGTTACGATGTTCGAAAGCCAATGCCCTGTCATGGAAGTGCCAACGACTGATGATGTTGTCGTTGAGATGATGATACACTACGCTTCACGCCGCCCTGATTTGGATGAGAGCTTGATACTGGATTGCATGCAGGGACGCATCTACAAAAACGACAGGCAGGTGAAGCAGAAGTTTATCTATTGGGGGTTGGACAAGGAAGAGCCGCGTTCGATCATTCGTGTCCGCTCATGTGATGTAAAAAATATTCCAGACTATCTTTCATACGATACTGTTATGATATCGGAAGACGTTCGGTAGACGATATTATATATCGGTAGACTAAGTATATATATTATATATTAGGCGGGAAAAAATTGGGAAGTTGACTGCTCGTATCTGTTTCTTCTATGATGTCGGGATAGAGTAGGAGATAGCCGTGCAGATCGAACAACAAGTTCGTGGCGAGGCGTACAGATTGGGGCAAGGTCAACACAAGATCAAATGTCCAAGCTGTTCCCCAAGCCGCAAAAATAAAACCGACAGAACGCTCTCTCTAAAAATTGAACAAGACAAAATACTGTTCCAGTGTTGGCACTGTGATCAGCAAGGCATTGTTCCTTTGGCAGAGCGAGTAGAAAAAATTAATAGAGTGGAACCAATGTCCGTTGCAAAGAATGTAGAAAAGACCCCGCTTACTGGGGCAGCACTGGCGTGGCTTGAGGGCCGTGGCATCAGTGAAGAAACAGCCAACAAGGCTAGACTGGTATCGACTAGAGCTTGGGTTCAGGCAATCGGTGCTGAGACAGAATGCATCATGTTTCCCTATACAAACGAGGGGCAAGAGTATGCATACAAGGTGAGATCACTTGAGGGCAAAGGCTTCAAGTGTAACGGTGCCCCCCAGACTTTTTTCAACATTGAAAATGTAGAGCGGGACGATGACCTGATCATTTGCGAGGGCGAAATGGACGCGCTTGCATTCATGGAAACAGGCTATGAGAGCGTTGTATCTGTACCAAATGGTGCAGTAATGAAGGTTGTCGATGGGCAGATCGATCCAAAAGAAGATAATAAATTCAAGTTCTTATGGGCTGCTAAGAAAAAGATTGATGCCGCTAGTCGTATCATCATCGCCACTGATGCTGATGGCGCAGGTCAGGCGATGGCGGAAGAGATCGCTCGTCGTATCGGAAAGGATCGATGCTTCAAGATTGAGTATCCAGAAGGGTGTAAGGATGCCAATGATGTACTCCTGAAACTGGGCAAGGATGGTGTTGATGATGTTGTCGTGGGGGCAAAGCCGTGGCCTGTCGCGGGACTTTACGATGCCTCACATTTCTATGATCAGATCGATGATATTTATGAGAAGGGCATGGGCCGTGGCGAAAGCACTGGTTACGAGAACGTGGATGATTTATACACTGTTGTCACTGGTCAGCTTACAGTTGTCACTGGGCACCCATCATCTGGTAAGTCAGAATTCATTGACCAGATCATGGTGAATATGGCGCAAGAGAAGGGATGGAAGTTTGCCATCTGTTCGTTCGAGAATGAACCTCGCTTGCATATTGCCAAGTTGATCAGCAAGTATATCCGTAAGCCGTTCTTTGAAGGTGCAATGGATCGGATAACGCCAGACGAGCTGACGCGGGGTAAGGAATTTGTTCAATCGCACTTTTCTTTCTTGTACCAAGCTGATGGTTCCATGTCTTCAGTCGATAGCATCATCGAAAGATTGAAGGTTGCGGTCATGCGGCACGGTGTCAGAGGTGCCATCATTGACCCATACAATTACATTCAGAAGGGCCGTGATGTCAGCGAGACTGACTGGGTATCTGATGTACTCACACGGCTGCGTGTCTTCGCTCAGGCGCACGGGATACACCTCTGGTTTGTCGCCCACCCAACAAAGATGATGCGCGATCAGACAGGTAAGGTTCCTGCTCCCAAGGGATATGATATCTCAGGTAGTGCTGCATGGTTTGCGAAAGCTGATGTTGGACTTACCGTACACAGGCCCGACCCATCCCACTCACGCGTATCAGAGATACACATATGGAAGTGTCGTTTCTCGTGGGTTGGGAAGCAAGGGGATACAGAGCTTGAGTTTGACGTTCCTACATCTACATACAGGAAATACATACCAGACCCCATACTTGATGCGCCAACACCATACTCAGAAGTGGATGTAGATTTTGACAGTATCTTCCCCTAACAAGTTCTTGATTGTCAGGCAGGGAGAAAATGGACCCACTGTACATGTCTTTGTCGATGGCAAAGAGGTTGCAGTCATTGACCTTAACTCTAGACAAACACTGCGACTAATAGGCAACTTAGCAGATAACATGTTTGAATCGGTTTGACGTATGCAGAACTGCATGCTAGGTCTTGTGTCAGGATATTGTTCACAGCCCTACATGTAGGGTGACATCCTCTCCACTCTATACTGGGCCACCTTCGGGTGGTCCTTTTTTTATAAAAAAGACAGGGAGAGCAACATGTAGTGTGGTGACTGCTCTATCCCTGTCAGTTGAACATTAGTGCGCGAGGCAAACATGAGCGAAATGTAAACGCACTAATGTATTGGTTTGGTTGCATCTCTAACGTATTCTTCTGGTTTTATATTATCTAATGTCCCAATGATTAGAAAGGACATGTATGGAAAATCTTCTTCCATACCATACGCCATCAGCATGTTGACAATCAGGTCACACATTTGAGCCTGACTAAATTTGGATGGCATCGAATTGATAACTTTCGATACCATCTCTTCAGTTAATGTAGCGTCATCCATTAGAAATCCATTAGCTCTTTAGTTACAGTATCCTTGATACGTCTTGTAATCAAGCTCTCACACTTCGAGAACTCAGTTTGGATAGCAGTAACTGGATCGCCAGAGGTTTCGTATTTCATAACCCAAGCGTTGTCGAACTCAGCCTCTTTGTTCTTGACCTTGAGTGCCACAACTGAGAACGCGCGGATGCCTATGTCATTGAGGCGATCTAGCTTCCTCTCTTGAGCATCCATGATGAAGCGCATGCCATCACCCGCCTTGACGTTGTCAATGCCATGATCATACACACGCTTACCCCAAGCCACAGGAATGCCAACCTCATAGTTCCCGCCCCATAAGCCACGCATTCTCTCGCAGTACATTGAGCCAGTAGTATACGGCGTGACTTCCCAACCGATAGATGGGAACGCATCGTTCAAAGATGACACGCCGTTTAGCTTGGTGGCTTCCTTAGCTTTTTCGATAACAGTTTGCAGGGGTGGCACGGCTTTTTGTATCGCACGTATTTCCTGTATTCTTTTAAGAAGATGCGAACCATATCGTTGAGCATGGCCCACGTCTTCATTTGGTATGCTTTTGAAAACTTCAGGGGCGACATCGTAGGTTATGCTTTTCCACGCATATTGAGCGGGGTTGTAAGCGATGTCTTTTTTGTTGTCGTTTGAGAATTCATAAGCCTCAAAATACTTTTCAATCGCATGTGACAGGTGACGTATCGCGTGATAATTATTGATATCTGGATTGTTGCTTTTCATCTTTCCACTCCTTTTGTTCTATTGAACTTTTATATTTTAACACCCTGATCTCGTAGATCAGAGATGTATTTCTTTAGCGCAAGTCGCGCCCTCCAAAGATCGTGCTGCACATTGGGATGATAGTTCTTTCTGTTGGCCTCATCCTCATGCTTGCTGACCTCACCCTTCAGAAATCTGATGGTTGCTTTTTGTTCCTCATTCATTGGTTGGCCTCAGCATTGGTCTAATTGATTGGGACATGACACCTGTTGTTAGGCACCACATGTTCACGTCACCATCTGCATAAAAGTACTGGTACATATCTTCGTTGTCGCGGATGGCTATCTGACAAGCCTCTTGGCTTGGCAGTATAAGGAAGGTTTCGATATCCCTGCCTTTGATTGTGTACTCTATGTAGAGAGCAAAGAAATATTCCATTAGACAAAACCTCTTCTCTTTCTAGCTTCTTCAACTGTCTCCCCATATCTGGGGCGACCTGCTTTTTTCGCATTTTCTTGAGCTTGTTTTGGATCACGAAACATGGGGTTAACTTTATGATTTTCACTACGCACTAGGTCACCCCAACACTGTGCGTATGCTTGCTCGTATGGTATCCCTAATTGTAGTAGGGCTTTCAGTTCCTGTATGTTCATTGACGCTCCCTCAAAATGGTGGCTCTTCATCTCCACTTGGTTTCCATACGATATCGTACTGAAACATGGCTAAAAGAAAACCCCGCAGATCGCAGGGCCAAGGGTCAGTATTCCGCACGGCGTTCACATTCTATTATTGATCGGCATATAGCTAAGACAGGCTCGACATTCTCTTTGCCCACCATGATAGCAAGACCTTGACGCAGACCATCGGCATGAGCCAACAGGTTCTTCTTCTTTTCAGCACTTAGCAACATTGCTGCTGATGCTCTATTGCGAACAGGTGAATTCACTGGAAGCACTGTATTGATTTCAGCAGCTTGCTGCGTTGTGCTCCCCGCGTAGGTATTCTTTTTGTAAAAGCAGTCATCGTAGTCAATGCCAAATAACTTGGCAGCTTTTGCGAGTTGATCTTTCTTGATACCTGCATTGCCTCTCTCGAACTGGCAATAGTTTGAAGCATGCATTCCAATGATGTCAGCAACTTTCTTTTGCGTATACCCTGACGCTTTTCGTGCGCCTTTGACCTTCAAGTAGTCCACGCTGTATGCCTTATCTGTATTCACGGCTACCTCTCCTTTTATTGGTAATTCCATATCTCCATCGCCAAGGTAATCATCTACTCTTGGCTTTGCGAACTCTGCATTTTCATCGAATGGGCTAAGATCGATACCCATTACATCAAGCAGAGCATCGATCTCATCCTCTCTCATCTCTTACTCCTATGTTTCTAGATATGTTGTCTGACCAAACGGTGCAGGGTTGGCGTTAGCCCATGATGAAATCCATAGCACTGGGTAGTGCGGTTCATCTGGGTAATCGTTGATACCCAAGTCAGTGAACACGACCATGTTATCCACGTTCAACTCGTTGTCTTCAACGTATCTGAACGCGGGGGACACCATCGTACCACCTCGACCACCGATCTCAATCTTATCGACCTCGTCGCCTTGTTCGTAACGGCGCACCGTCTGAACCTCAGCATCAAAGGTGATCACTGTGATGGACTGTGGCTTGATGTCTTGGCTGATCGCATTCAACTCACCAAGGAAGAACGACATCTCACGGCCTGACACAGAGCCGCTGCTATCGCATAGTACAACAACGTCACCCGCACCCATCTTCAGGATCGATGGGGCCACGATACCATTCGTGTGATACATCTTACGCTGAGGTTTGCGCATGCTGTAATCGTCTGGCTGATCGCCACCGATAAACCTACGCATCACGTCACGCCAATCGACTTGGCTGCGCTTCATCTGTTCGATCAACTGCTTGATCTTGGCAGGTAGGTTGCCCACTGCCTTAGCACCAGTAGCAGCCATCATGACCTTGCTATCGATGTCGGCTTCCATCTGCTTCTGTTCGGCAGGTGACAACGCATCTCCATTGTCATCAGTCGTATCGACAACCTCACCGATACCCGCTGCCTGACCGTAGCGTTCCTTGGCATCCTCTGGCAGTCTATCAAAGATAGCCTCAGCACTCAGGCCGCTGTACTGTGGGTCATGTAGACCACCCTCTGGCAAGGTGAACCCCGCCTCAATCAGGATGTCGTTGATCGCAAAGTCAGTGGCGATATTCCAAAGCTCTGGGTCACGCTCACCACGGCGCAGAGGGTGTTTGAATGTGACATGGCAGACCTCGTGGGCCATAACGCCCACAACCTCTTCTTGATCCATCGTGTCAACGAATTCTGGGTTCCATTTGATGAACTTGCCATCAGTACACATTGTGCTGACAGTCGGATCAGGCTCAACGCGTAGGGACAGGGCAATGGACCCAAAGAATGGGTGCTTTACCACAAGTCGCGTAATCGAACGCGACACTTTCATTTGTGCATCCATCAGGATATCTCCTCTATCACTTTCTCAATTGTATTCTCTTTGTTGAACACTGCCTCAAAGGCTTGGTTCAATGTGATCTCAACGTCCAAGTAAATGTCACGTCCACAACTCTCGTTGATACAGGTCAGGGCAGACCATTCTAAATGGCCCACCTTGAATAGGGTATGACAATATGGACACGTAAATACGTGCATATCTCTCTCCAAAAAAGTTCAATAGAACAAAAAGCCCCAACGAAATTTCGTTGGGTTTTAGCTTTATTACAAGATCAGGTTCTTACCTGTCTTCATGATCCAATCGCGGATCGCTTGAGACTGCTTCAAGTCCTTGGTGCGATTGACCGCATCCTTAACGACGAAAGCAGCGAACTCTTGCTGAGGCAAACGCTCAAGGTAGTTGATCACGTTGCCCACATTCTTCTCGTTTACGCGGGAAGCAATGGCAGCACAGATCGCGTACAGAACAGCGGGATCATTTGGAACATCAGCACTCGCAGGGTTTGCGATTAGCTTGTCGATGTCTGGCACACTGTCGTACATCTTCAGGAACCCAGTGAAATCAGCAGTCGCAGCGCGACCAACCTGACCCGCGATGGCTTCCAGTTGGTTCACTGGATCAAGACCCCATGACATGATCGAACCAACGCGCTCCCATGAACGAGGTGATGGGCATGCGTTCGCATCACGATCAAACTTGTGCAACCACTCAGGGCGGAACCGCAAGAACGCACAGATGCGCTCGTCGATACGCTTGCTGTAGTAGTAGGCGATGGTGTCTTCCAGATCGGCCT